CAATGCCCGCGAGCCGACTGCGCCAGTGGCGCCCGAAGGTTATGACCACTCGTCCTTTCTTCTGCAGGAGAAGGAGCATCTCGACGAGCTCCGCTCTCAGGCCGACCAGCTCCACGGCTGGCTGGCGGCGATCGAGAAGAAGGCGCCGGTCAAGCCAACCGATCCTCATGGTGTGGGATCTGCGATCGTGCAGGAGCTCCTCGACGAGCAGACCGCTCGCAAGGTCCAGCGCCAGGTTCTCGAGGGCGAGCTCGCTCGCATTCCCGCAGCATCTGGGATCACACTCGAGGATCTCGCCACCGATCGCGAGAGCCACAAGCTGGCTCAGGCCTATCGCGCCCGCCGGCAGTTCCAGAGCCTGCACCGGAAACCGGAGTGGGACCAGGCTCATCTGGATCAGAAGCGTCTCGACCTGGAAGCGATGAATAACCAGAAGCGATTCAACCACCTGGTCGAACAGCTGAAGGATCTTCAGGAGCAGGGCGAGCATGCCTGCCCGTCGTGCGACCACCACTGGCCAATCGCTGGTGATGCCTTGGACAAGGTGAAAGCCGAGATCAAGCAAGTCAGCGCCTTACCTCGCATGTACAACATGAATGCCCTGACTGAGGAGAAGATCGACGGCTACCAGCGTATACTAGACGCTTGGAATCGTGTGGCTGAGGAATGGGAAACCGTCCACCAGCACGCTCCGGACACGGAGCCGAAGGTCCGCTGGACGCTCGAGGAGATTACCAAGCTCGAGCATGGGCTCTCGCTGCAGGACCGCCGCGCCGAGATCGTCGCTCAGCTCGACGCTACGAAGACCAAGGATGAGCCTGACTACGCCAAGATGCTTCGTGAGGCTCAGCAGTATGAGGCTCAGCTCGCTGTCTGGTCCAGCCAGGTAGCCGAGTTCGAAGCCTGGGAGACGGAGAAGGGCCAGAAGCTGGTTCAGCTCACCATGCTCGACATGGATCTTCAGGGCTACCCGGATCTGATTCAGGCTCTGAACCAGGCTCAGCTCTACGAGCAGCAGTTGGTGGTCTACAGCTCGCAGCTGGCCGACTATCAGCGACTGATCGACCAGGTGGTGGCTTATCGCACTGACGCCGACGAGTGGTCCAAGGTGAAGGACGCTCTCGTGATCCTGCGGTCGAAGATCAAGCAGTATCTGGTTCCGAGCCTGAACAAGGTCGCAAGCAGCCTCCTGTCTCACATGACTGGTGGTGAACGTCAGTCGATCGTCGTCGACGAGGACTTCAACATTCTCGTCGATAATCAGTCGATCGACACCCTGTCAGGTTCCGGCAAGGCAGTGGCGAATCTCTCGCTGCGAATTGGCCTTGGTCAGGTGCTGACTAACAACGTCTTCTCGCTCTTCATGGGCGATGAGATTGACGAGTCTATGGACAAAAACAGAAGCGAGAAAACGGCGACAGTTCTTAGAACTCTCGCCGGTAGGATCTCCCAACTCTTGCTGGTGTCACATAAATCTCCTTCAGCGGATTACTTCATCGCTGTAGGAGAAAATAGTGAATACCAACTCGAAGACGTCCAGTCTCATTAAGGAAGAACTCAAGCGCACGGGCGGCAATCTCTCAAAGGTCGCTCGTGCTCTTGGCCTCGATTACCACGCTCTGCTCGACCAGCGTAAGCGGGAGCTCGCCACTCGCAAGGTTGGCATTACCCCGGTCGATGGACCGGAACCGGATGACATCCGGACGCTCGGCCGTCCAGGCCATGAGCACAATGTCGTCGCTGTAAAGCGCCAGGGCCACGGATGGCCCGAACATTTCGCCGCAGCCATTGCGGACGCCCGTCAGAAGTATGACGCCGGCTCTCACGAAATGTGCCAGACCACGGAAAACGGTTGGGTCGTCTTGTACCTGATCCCGCGGCTGAAGCCGGCAGGACGCCGGAATTTCTTCTCCACCATGGTGGTCATGTAAGATGACCGCGATCCTTCTCTCTTCCGGTCGCAGGGTCGACCCGTTTGCACTCGAGGGCGTAGTCCTCGACCTCAACGAACTCATCCCACCGCTCGCGAAACTCTGCCGCTACACCGGCCATGTGAACCGCTTCTACTCCGTCGCGGAACACACGGTCCACCTTGTGAACAAGGTGCCCGTGGGCCTGAAGCGTGCCGCAGCTCTCCACGACCTCAATGAAGGTCTCACGAATGATCTGCCGCACCCGTTCAAGGCCGCGTTGCCCGACTACGTGTCGTTCGAGGTGGCCGTGCAGCAGCACATCTTCCGGCAGTTCAACGAGCCTTGGGAGAACATGGAGCTCCTGACCCACTACGATCGCCGCATCTGCGCCGACGAGATGGAGCAGCTTTTCGAGCCCCCGTACATCATCCCGGGTCTCGCCCCGCTCGATGTTCGCGTCGAGGGCTGGGAATGGCGCGAAGCCGAACAAAAACTCCGCAACACCTTCAAATTCCTGGGGCTCCTCTGATGACCATGCTTCGCTACAACGCCGGCAAGATTCCGGTTTCGCTCATCCCGACCAGCTTCTTCGAAGCCATCTTCAACAATGCCTACGAATGCGGTGCTGCTCCGTCGACGAAGCTCCTCGAGCTCGTCGGCCAGGTGTTGGATTTCGGCGCCCAGAAATACAACGCACACAACTGGCGCCAGGGTGGCAGCTGGTCGTCTGTCATGAACAGCGCCCTTCGCCATCTCGTCTTCCGCATGATGGAAGGCTTCACCGTGGACACCGAGAGCGGCTTGTCCGAGGCGGGCCATCTCGGCTGCAACATCGCGTTCCTGCTCGAGTTCGCCAGTCAGGGTATCGGTGACGACGACCGCTACGTCACACCAACGGCGCCAGAAGGTCTGGAAGCTAATCCGGAACCGAGCCTGATCTGGGTTCTGAACGAGCTGCTCGCCTTCCGCGATGGTGGCCCGCTCTCCCACCTGGCAACCGCTGCTTGGGAACTCGCCCGTTGGGTCGAGTACCAGGGCGATCCACAGCCGGCTCCGGACAATGTCGTCAAGTTCCCCGACGCTCCCCGCATCCCCACCAGTGTCCTGCCTTTCGGCTTCCCTGCCTTCGACGGCGAACAAGTAATCTTCCACTAAGGATCCACGCACATGCAAGCTTCTGAATACCAGGCCCAGTTCGGCCGCACCCGCGCCCCCGTCTTCTTCCCGCACAACGTCCATCCGGCGTTCGTCGGCCAGCTGATGGAGGCTCGCAAGAAGTCGGCCGACATCATCGACGCCGTGAAGCGGGCTCTGATCTATGGCAACACCGAGCGTCTGAAGAAGACCGACTATGCCAAGGTGGCCGAGAACCCGCTCGACCTCCCGTACTTCATGGACGTCGACGAGCTGCATGCCATCCTCGGCATGGAAGGGGAGGTCGGTGAGATCTCCGAGGCCGTCCTGTCGGACGACCCCCGCGATGTAATCCGTGCCCGTATCGTCGACGAGGCCGGTGACTTCCTCTGGTACCTCGCGCTGCTCTGCGACAAGTTCGACATCAAGTTCGAGGAGCTGTTCGCCGGCAACATCGCCAAGCTGGCCAAGCGCTATCCGGACAAGTTCACCACGGACCTGGCTGTGAACCGTGACCTGAAGGCTGAGGCCGAGGTATTTGGTTTGGGAGCGGTCCATTGAAGCTCTGGCTCATTCTCTACGTCGGCACTCAGATCGGTGGCACCTGGGGTCCGCTGCCCTACGGCATGGATGAGTGCCAGGAACGGGCCAAGATCATGATGGTGGATGTGGTCGAGGCTAAGACCAATCCGGCCAAGATCGCCAAGATGAAAGAGGAAAGCCGCTTCGAGGATTTCGAGAAGATCTTCTTCAAGTGTGAGCAAAACTCCGTCCGTCCGAAGATCACCTTCGTCCACTGATCCTTCCTGAACCAGACTGCATCAGCCCCGCCATGGCACCCGCCGGCGGGGCTCACCACCTAAGACATCCAACAAGGAAAAACTGATGCTTTTCAACGAGCAAGTTGCGCGTAAGCCCAACCTTTATCCGTGGACTGACGACTTCATCCACGCCATCACCTCTTCACCATGGACAGTCAACGAGTTCTCGTTCCAGTCCGATTTCGACCAGTTCAAGACACAGCTCACCGACCAGGAACGGCAGATCGTCGTTCGCACGCTGTCCGCGATCGGCCAGATCGAGATCGCCGTGAAGGACTTCTGGGCGAACCTGGGCCGGAACCTGCGTCACCCTGCGATCAAGGATCTCGGCTACGTCATGGCGTACACCGAAGTGATCCACAACCAGGCCTACGAGCGGCTGCTCGAGGTGCTGGGTCTGGAGGCGGTCTTCGAAGAGAACCTGAAGATCGATGTCGTTCGCGCCCGCGTGAACTATCTCCGCAAGCATGCACAACGTGTCTACGAGGACGATCGCAAGCAGTACGTCTACTCAATCATCCTGTTCACGCTTTTCGTCGAGAACGTCAGTCTCTTCAGCCAGTTCTACACGATCATGTGGTTCAACCGCTTCAAGAACGTGCTGAAGGACACTGCTCAGCAGGTTCAGTACACGAAGAACGAAGAGACGCTCCACGCCCAGGTCGGCATCAAGATCATCAACACGCTGCGCCAGGAATATCCCGATCTGTTCGACTTCGAACTGACCGAGCGCATCCGTGATGAGTGCATCGAAGCGTACTCGGCCGAGAGCAAGCTGATCGACTGGATGATCGGTGATTACGCCGACGACAACATCAGCGCCGATATCCTGAAGAACTACGTCTCCACCCGCCTGCAGGACAGCCTCAAGGCCATCGGTATTGCGTCGCCCCTGAACAACTGGCCGCTGATCGAGACGCTCTGGATGGATGAAGAAGTCTTCGGGACCAACAAGACCGATTTCTTCCACAAGAACCCCGTCGACTACACCGAAAACGACGTCGCATACGACCCGAAGGAACTATTCGCATGACCACCTGGATTACCGATGACACCCGTAAGTTTCTCTCCCGCGGATATCTGCGGGAGGCAGTGTCCGTAGAGGACCGCATTGCTGAGGTCGGCAAGCGGGCAGGGGAGATCCTCGATCGCCCTGACATCGGAAAGAAGATCTCCGAGTACCTGATGAATGGCTGGATGAGCCTGTCGTCGCCAATCTGGTCGAACTTCGGTCTCGCCCGTGGCCTGCCGATCAGCTGCAACAACGTCTTCATGGACGATACCATGGACAGCATCCTGCTGAAGACGGCCGAGATCGGTGCCCAGACCAAGTACGGCGCCGGCACCTCTGCCTACTATGGTGCTCTCCGTGGACGTGGCGCTGGCATCTCTGGTGGCGGCTCGAGCTATGGTGCTGTCCATTTCATGCAGATGGCGGAAACGACAACGTCCGTGGTGAGCCAGTCGAATGTCCGCCGTGGCTCGATCGCCGTCTACCTGCCGGCCGATCACCCTGACATCGACGAACATCTGACGATCCGCACGAAGGCCAGCCCGCTGCAGAACGTCCAGCCAGCCGTATCCATCACAGACAAGTTCCTGGAAGACGCCTTCGCCGGCAGTGAACGCAACCAGGCTGTGTTCGCCAAGATCCTCGAGCGCCGTCGCGCCAACGGTCGTCCGTTCATCTTCTTCCACGACAACGCCAATCGCTTCGCTGCGGACGTTTATCGTGATCAGAAGCGGACCATCTGGTCGTCCAACCTCTGCACCGAGATCATGTTGCCCTCGACGGCGAGAGAGTCGTTCGTCTGCAACCTGCTCTCCCTGAACGTGCTGCACTATGACGACTGGAAGGACACCGACCTGGTGAAGGTGGCCATCTATCTGCTCGACGCCGTCATGTCCGAGTACATCGAGAAGACGAAGGATCTGCCGTTCATGGACAGCTCCTATCGCTTCGCTCTGCATCACCGTGCCCTCGGTCTCGGCATCCTCGGCTGGCACTCGCTGTTGCAGTCCAAGATGATCGCGTTCGAGAGCGCTGAAGCTTCGATCTTGAACATCAAGATCTTCCAGCAGATGCAGGCTCAGTCCTATGAGGCGTCGGAGCTCCTCGGCCGAGAATACGGTGTTCCGGAGATGCTGATCAACTACAAGCGCCGCAACAGCACCACCATGGCGATCGCGCCGACGAAGTCCTCGGCCTTCATCCTCGGCCAAGCTTCTGAAGGCATCGGCCTGTTCGAGAACAACTACTTCGTTCCGGATCTGCAGAAGGGCAAGTTCACCTTCCGCAACCCGTACCTGGAGAAGGTTCTCGGCCAGAAGAACATGGACAATGCTGAGACCTGGCGTTCGATCCTGCTTCGCGAGGGCTCGGTTCAGCACCTGGACATCCTCACGGACCATGAGAAGGCCGTCTTCCGGACAGCCAGCGAGGTCTCTATGGACAAGGTGATCGAACAGGCCGCAGCTCGTGGTCGCTACATCGATCAGGGTCAGAGCCTGAACCTGAAGATGCCGCCGAACGTGACGCCGAAGGAGCAGATGCGTCTGACCCTCAAGGCCCACAAGCTCGGTCTGAAGTCGCTCTATTATCAGGAGTCGACGAATCCGGCCCAGGCTCTGGCTCGATCGAACGAGTCCTGTGTGGCATGTGAAGCATAAGAAAAAGGCCCCTCACGGGGCCTTTTTTATTTGTCCTGTCCGTAGAGCGTCATCTCTCTCGATCAGTCGTCGACCACAGGACGACTTCTTTTCGTCCAGGGTGATGAACTCCCCGAACTTGTCGTACACCTGCACCTTCGACATCCGCTTGCCACGCTCGGGAGGAGGCACTGTCTCGTCGAAACAGGTCCGGATGTCAGCGGGCAGGAGAGGCAGGTTTGCTCTGTCCGTGAGGCCAGATGTTCCACAGCTGCTCAACATCATCGCTGTCAAAGCAGGTATCGTCAGGCTTCTTAATCTTGGCGCGAGCATTCGCCAGCTCCTTCTGCAATTCTGTAATCCGACTCTGATCCTGTTCCCGCTTCACGCGGTCAGCAGAGTCGATCGCTATTCCGAGGTTGATGTCCTTCACCCACTTGGCGAGCTCGGCCGCTTCGTGCCTCTCGTTCGCGACGTGCTGTCCGTAGAAGTATCCGCCAAAGACCAGGCCTGCTGCCACGGCACAGATCAGGACCGGTTTTGCTAACGGCTCGAGGAGCGTGAGAGGAATCATTCCACTCCCCGCATGCACATGTTCCGCTCCGTCGCTCTGCGCTTCGCCAAGCCCGGGAGCACGACCTTCTTGCCGTTCACTGTCCCCTTGTTCCAGGCCAGCATTCCTTCGCAGGCGGCTTTGATGTTTCCGGTGCGAAGATAGCGGGCCGAGCTCGAGCCACAGAAGCCCCCGACTCCGATGTTGTAGCTGAAGCTGTCGAAGGCTCCTCGAGTCTCGACGGGGAGGGCGTCCCAGTTCTTGACGCATGCCGCGTTACCTTGATCGTAGTGGGCCATGCGCTTAACCAGCAGGTCATGACACTCTTGCCTGGAAAACTTCCGGCCCTGCATGGACTTCGCATTTTCAGTTTCTCCCATGCAGTAGGTCAGCACGCCGACCGCATCGCGGTAGACGTAGCCGACATAACCTTCCGCCGGTTCAGCAATGGAGACGCCGATCGCAACAGCAGCACTGGCGATCGTGCCGATGATCGTCTTCTTAGCCATTCTTGGCTCCTGAGATTTTCTTCTGGGGGATGAGGCGTCCGTAGACCGCGCCGAGGCCGACCAGGCCGTCCAGGATGGAGAAGCCAAGTCGGACGGCCGGCGGAAGCGACGAGCCAGCCATCATGGACAGCAGCGTGTCGCAGATCGGCTCAAGCACGACGAGGAACAGGAAGAAGTAGACGCACATCAGCGACCAGGAGTGACGCAGAATCGTCCACCAGTCGGGGTGCAGCTTCGGCATCAGAGCCCCACGAACTTCTTGAGGAGCAGCGGGCCAACAGCGGAGATCACAGCACTGGCAACGGAGCAAAGCGTCACCAGGCGGACGACCTTCTCATTCAAGGCCGTGTACTTTTTCTCGAGGTCCGTGTGTTGGGCTTTGAGTTCCCCAATGGCCTCCTTGAAGCCATCCTTCACTTCCTTCACCTGGGTCGAGACGAAGCTGTTACGCTCCTCGAGCACGACCAGGCGCTCCATAAACTCCGCCATTGCAACGAGGCGATCAGACATCTGCCGGACTGCCGATTCAAGGCCGTCAAGCCGGTGGGTGAAAGCGTCGGTGAGGGGCATACGGGAACTCCAATTGGTTCCCGTAAATATGGTTACAGTGGCTGGAGGATTCCCGTTCCGGTTGACTCAGAACGGTTCAGTTTGAAGGTTATAAGGGCTGGGCGAAACCTTATAACGGATAATCGGAAAGGCTTAAACCTTATGACGGATAATCGCATAGGTTCTGTTATGGAACCGATGCACCGAATAGTTGTTCAAATTTTTCCCTGATCATCTTAATCAGAAACTCGCTTCCGGACAGTCCATAGGTGTCGGCCAGGACCGCGAGCTTCTCGCGATCCTCGTCCGTGCCATACGCGATGATGCCTTTGTTTCGGGTCTTGCTCACCAGGCTATCTCCGTTGCTGCTTCGATTGCGGCTGGTGTTGTCGCTGCGGCCACAAGATCCTTGGCCACCATGCGTTTGTCTTCGATCATAGGTCCGACGACACGCCAGCTCTCGGCCATAGTGAGAATGACAGCCGCGGCGTCCAGGAGCGTGACGTTGTATCGCTCAGCGTCGATCGCCACTAGGCGGACCAGGTTCGGGTTTATGTTCGGGTCCGCGCAAACCGTCTCTGCTTGGCGTTCCTTCTCCAGGTAGGTCATGGCCTGACCGGCGCCGAGCGTGATGTACCTTCCACGTGCGAGCTCGGCTGCAGCATCGATCTTGGCGATCGCCGCGGCGCGGATCGGAGTCAGATCCTTCTTCAGATTAAGCTTCATCGATCGTCACCTTCACGTAGCGTTCCATGTACGGCCACTTCTCGAGCACGATGTTGTAGGTCGCCGGCATCTCGGCCTCGAGCTCGAGCTCGCCACCGGTCAGGATAGTGGGATCGCGGTCCACCCAAACGTTGCAAGGATCCGGCAAGCCAGTCAGCTTGACAGTCTCACCGACCTTGAGATTGATTTCGGCAGGTACATCGAACTTCGGCCGTGCCGTGATCTGTCCATCCAGAATGTAGTCGCTCTCAATGGCACACTTCACGGATTCCAGACGACCGGTGATGACTATCTGCTGCTCGAAGGTGTCGACTACCTGCTCGCCCAGCTCATCGACGACGGGCTGACCTTCAGCGTCGATCCTTGGAATCTGGACCGTCTCCATGATGGGCTGGCCCGTTGTGGGGTCGACGGCGCCGATGTCAGGCAGGGCCACTGGAGGGAAATCCAAGTAGGGTCGCCCCTGCTCCTCGAAAGCGGCATGAATGTCGGGGGAGACTGGATCCCAGATGGCGTGAGTGATCCGGCCGTCAGGTAAGTGTTCGATAATCATACAGCGTAATCCCAAATGAAGTAGCCCATGTAGATCGGTCCCCAGGTGCCCGCGTAGAGTTCCAGCCGATCGTTGAAAACTTGTGCAACCCCGTTCAATCCCAGGGTCAAATCGTTGAACTGCAAATACATCCATTGATAACCCAACTCGGCCGAGTTGAAGTTGTACGGGACGGTTACCTGGGGGATTCGAGAGAAGGTCTTGCCAAAAGGGATGACGGTCGTCCCGGTGACGTAGACCTTGCCCGAGATGAGCAGCGTCATTGCTGACCAATCAGACGAGAAGTTCAGGTTTACATTTGCAGCACTCAGCACGTCCATGCCTGGACGTGATACCTTCAAACCCTCATTGCTGAGCAGCACACGATTAGGCAACGGCGGGCAAGCTCCAAACTCGATAGCGGATATATCTCTGGGCCGCACTGCCTGCGGGGGTGAAGCGATTGCCCAGGCTTCCATCACCACCGTTAGGTGATTGGATGAAATAGATTTGAGTCCAACTCAGATACTGGCAAACAACCTCGTACCAACCGACGCTCTCGAACTCGACGACGGGCTTGAAGCCAAGGTTCGGAATGTTCACGACGGTTGGTGTGAAGCCACCGGCGGTTTGAGGAATGACCCCACTCTGGACCACCTGCACCATCTTGGTGTCGACCCGAAGCAGAAAGTCGCTGTCCAGTGTGGCGGTCTGAACTTCCTTGCCAGGTTTGGTGATCCACAATCCATATTCAGTGCCCCGCTTACCGAGGAGGACGCGACCTACCATTACGGTTTCACAATCCAGTAGTCGAACCATCCGTACGTGCGGGTGACTCGATCAGGAGGATACCAGGCGGCTGTGGCACCAAATCCCAAGGTCTTGCCTGTGGCGTCATAGCCTCCAGAAGAGAAGAGGCCACCGATCTGGGCCTGACCGATTATATCGTTGCTGAAGTTGCAACGTGGCGCGACAACCATGGTGGGGAGCTCGTTCGCATCCCAGCTGCCGCCTAGATAGATTGGTGAGGCCCCGAACCAGGACCATCCGACCATGTCGGCCCATTCCAGGAGACCTTGGACAGTTCCCTGGGAAAGGACACGCATGGCGGTGAAGTAACGGCTATCGAAGGCCAGCTGCTCCTTGGTCAGGGCAGGATCGAGAACATTGTAACCTGGCTTGGAGGCTCTTAGGACATATGTGCCTTCGAAGGCGCCGAGGATAATTCTGTTGGTCATTAGTCCGCGATTAGAATCCTGGTGTTGTCGAGCTCGATCCGCATCTTGTTGTTTGCCGATCGAGCCACGCCCGCGGTCAAATCACCCATGTTTGCGGTGACGGTCGATAGTGAAGACACACTTAGTTTCGCAGCGGTGACAGATCCAGCCGCGAGCTGCTCCGCAGTGACGCTTCCTGCATCAAGATGATTCGTTTTGATGGCATCGTCCGAGATCTCGGTCGCGCCGAGCGCCAGCGGTGTTCCGAAGACTTCGGTTGACGTGAATACCGAACGGTTCCCAGACTTGTCGACGGCTCGTGCCCAGACCCAATATTTCACACTGGCGCTCAGGCCAATGATCACGCCACGGGTGCCTGAAGCATTGCCGCCGAACGTGGACGTCGTCACGTCGTTGACCGTATTGGTGAACAGCTCAATGTACGAGATATCGGAGTCGGACGGATTCACCCAGTTGGCGACCAGGATCTTGAAGCCAGGTGCGACCGACAGGCTTGTCGGAGGTTCCGGCGGAATCTCGTCACCCACGCCACCGCTCGGAAGCGGGATCTCGAGCATCATCTGGTTGCCGAAGTTGAGATCGGAATCGTCCTCGAACAAGTCGTAGAACGCCAGCTTGAAGTACCAGGTGTTGTCGGCCTCGAGCGGGATCGCGACGTTGTTGTTCGGTCCCTTGTAGACGAGGTTGCTGTCATCTGGCGTGAAGCTGTCCGTCAATGAGGCATGGACCACGACGCCGCGGAAGTCGCGGATCGGCGGCACGTCATAATGGACGACGGCAGCTTCGTAGAGAACCTCGACGCTCTGGGTGGCAGGAGCTGCCGGTGCATCGTTCTTGACGGCCAGTGTGACGAAGTCGGACCTGAACCCGAACTGGTCCTCGGTCGCGATGGCGATCTTGAAGGCACGACGAGGCGTTCCACCGCCGTCGTTCATATTGACCGTGTACTCGTAGGTGTACCACGTGCGGTCGAGGATTTCCTCGCGGATCACGAGATCGCTCAGATCGCGGATCTGCATGATGTACTGCTTGAAATAGTCGTCCTTCGATGCACCCCATTGGAAGAGCGGCGAACGGCTTTCGAAGTCCGTCTCGGTCGGCTCGTCGATCATCCGGAGACCGGCGATCCCGTCTACCACGCGGGTGTCGCCAATCAGGCGGTGCTCGATAATGGCCGCTGCAGAAGCGTAGCCGTTCACGTCGACAGCCGTCACCTCGAAATAATATTCGCCGGCCGGAATGTCGTCCCACTCAAACTGGGGGACCGGGACTTCGCCAAGCAGCGCGATTGGGCCGTTGTCTCGCGAGCCAGAGATCTTGTATTTGGTGACGGTCTTCGTCGGGCTCGGGTTCCAGGCCAGGGTGAGTGTCGTGACCTTGCGGGCGCCAACGGAGCGGCTGGTCGCCCTCACCTTCAGATCCGTGATAGGTTCGGGCTTCTTCTTCTGATCTAGGACGTACTTATCCAGGTCATCGATCGAACCAATGTAGCCGTCGACGTAGAGCCACTTGGCTCGGTTCATCTGCATGGCCTGGATTTCGACGTTGTCCGGATCGCCGTCCACTTCCGTGATCGACATGACGCGGAACGCGAGCGGTGCCACATCACCATTCATCTGGGAGATGGTGAAGACGGCGTCGTCCGGAAGATCCGGCAAGTCCACAGTGGTCGTCAGAGCGGTCACAGCGCCCGTGACATTGGTCAGCTCGCGGCTGTCCATCACGAAGTCGCCAGTCGCCTCGCTGATCCGCTGGAAGCCCACCTGGTAGGAGTAGCCAGGTTCGAGGAAGAGTGGGTCGCGGAGATTGATCGTCCGCTTGCCGGTCACACTCTTCACACGTCCGCTGAGGCCAGCTTCCATGTCCTCATCCGCGACGGTGATAACATCATACGGCGTGAGATAGAGACCCATGCGGTTGGTCTTGAAGTTGACCATCATGGTCTCGGTCGTGCCGGTGATCAGATGATACCGAGCGCGGCGGATCGCTTCTTCTTCGTCGGTGCAGGCGATCGCTTCGAAGTTGAACGGGATGCGACCGTACTTATTAATATGGTCCTGGTCGTAGACACGACGGCGGTCGTCCTGCCAGCCCAGGTTCTCATTCGTGAACGTGACCGTCAGATCGTTGTGGCGGGTCGAGATCTCGGTGAACGAGTACGTGAAAAGTCCGTCGACAACGTTCTCAGGCGTGAAGGCCACGGCGGGATTGAGATCGCGGTCAATCTTGATGACGCCCTGACCATTGCCGTCGTCAAAGAAACGGCCGGCGAAGATGCCGCAAATGTAATTGATGGTGTCGCGGCCACCCTTCGGGTCCGAGATCAAACCGTTGAAGGTGAAGCGGGGTTTCCCAGACGCCGTTCGCGTGTCGCACCAGACGCCAGCGTCATAGACATCCCACTTGTCGATCACGATCGGGTAGTAGGCATTCATGCCATACCGGTCGTTCAGCACAACATCGTTGGCGACGAAGGCTGGGTTGTTCGTGTAGGCGAGCTTCCAGGTGCCGTCCCAGACCCCGGTGTAGACACGGGTCGTCGAGTTGTAGTTGGACGGAACACGAACGATGCGGCCGAGGTAAATGCCTGAGAAATCCGGGATCGACGAGAACTGCTCGCTCGCTCGAGCGATCACCTGGGTGCAGGCGAGACCCGGGAACTTGTAGTTCTTCGCGGTCACCTCCTGGAACGACTCCCAGGTGATGCTGAAGAAGTTCTCCGTCGTATCGATCGGAGAGGTCTTGGTGACGCGGAACATGTAGGGCTCGTTGGCCCGAGCGACCGGGATGCGGAGCTCTTTCGGGAACGGTTGAGTGGTCTTCGCGGTGATCGCGATTTCACCATTCGTCAGGACGACGTCACCGCCGGTCCCGTTCTCACCGAAGGTACCAGGACGGAGCGAGGATCCCGCCTGGATCCAGCTCGAGCCGTTGAAGAAGTATGGACGCTGGGCGCCCGTGTGCAGCCAGTAGTCGCCTTGCTCAGGAGCGAAGCCGAGTTGCGGGCCGACGAATGCTCTGGTGGCCCGATCGCCTCCCCATGAGGAAGCCTCGGACCAGGTCCAGCGATTGCTCGCGAAGTAGAGACCGGCTGGGAAATACCAGTTATATCCGTCCCAGATCTTTGGCTTATAGTTGTTCGAGGTGTCGAACCAGATGCCAGCGTTGGCCGTCGTGATCGGCTGCGATGGTGCCCAGTAAGTCGGCCGATCACCTGGAGAGGCGTTGATCTTTGCCGGTGTTCCACCAGTCCCATAATAGATGTCGAAGCTGTCGCCAGAGATTTGCGGCGGGAGTGGATTGACGCTCGGCGTCCGGACGGGTTCCCAATACTGGCCACTGACGAGTTTGTGTTCGATGCGCCAGCGGCCGGTGTGATTAAAGGTGCCCTTGTCGTTCTGCGTCACCAGCTGGTTGATGACGAAGCGCAAATCAATGTAGTCGATGTCCGTATGGGTGCCCTGCCGGATGATAGCGACGTTGGGTGCCATCTCGGTGTTGACCGTGGTGGACGCGCCGAAGCCACCAAGACGGGAGTAGATCTCCTCCCCCTGCTCGCTTCCTTTGTAGTCGACGAGCTCGAAGTTTTCGAAGTTGTTGGAGCCGCTGTCGTCCTGGAGTTGGGTCTCACCGACCAGGTAGGATTTGGCGCCGTTCTCCAGACCTTTGATTGGGCCTTCGCTGATGCCCAAAAGTGCTTCGACCACATCGGTCGCGAAAAGGGAGTCGGCTGTCTGTTTAGGACTGGAACTAGATCCTCCCTTCGAACCGCTAAGTTTCCGAAGGGAGATATCTTGAATTGTCATAGACTTATCCGGCGTTTCTTATGTACCGGTTTAAGTGGGGATTAATGAGCTGTTTTTCCAGAGCGCCAGCGGTTCTGCATCCACTTCAGACGCTCGGCTGCTTCACCAGGATCAAACTCGAAACGGATGAAGTTCATCTCGCTCGTCGCGTAGGGATCGATGAGTGCCACAGGGCAATTGTAGAGATCCTTGGCGTCGAGGTTCAGCTCCTCGGCGTAGCGGTCAATCTTCTTGTACGAGGCGACCTGGAGAGCGTGCCAGATCTGCGAGGATGATGGACGCATGCCATGGGCATAACCCGAGGTGTGGATGTGGCCGGCGACGTAGATGTCGTGGTGATCGCCGTCGAGCTGAGCTGCCTTCGCAGCACCATAGGACTCCGACCACATGGACTTACCGCGGAACCCGTGGACCGAATAGATCTTCACGTCACGTCCGTTGGGCAGCTGCAGCTGCAGACGAACCTTGTTCGACTTGTGGACCAGAGCGTTGTTCGCGAGGATGTGCTTCAGGATGTCGCCACCCTGCCCCCACAGATCGTGGTTGCCGTCCGTGTAATAGAGCCAGTCGATCTTCTGGAGAACGTACTCGACCAGTGCCAGGGCTTCGTCCGCCGAGGTGCTCTGTTCCGAGTAGAGACGAGCCAGACGGCCAGCCCAGTTGTTGAAGACGTCACCGACGTTGGCCGCATATAGACCTTCATTCCGGCCGTCGAAGAGATTGACGTGCTCGAGCACCTGGGCCAGGTCTGTGCCATCGTCGTCCAGGTGCATGTCACCGAAGAAGCCAATGCCGATTGGGCCGTCGCGCTTGACGCGAACCGGGATGATTTTCTCCCGCTCGAATTTCTCCCGCTTCTGAGCGAACTGGTTGATGCGGCGCTCGACCAGGGCTTCGATGTCGATCGAGGGTTTTGGCTCGTCGACAAGCTCGAAGTCGCTGTCGTCCCAGCGTTTCTTCATCCCACGGATGCCAGACTCGGAGATGTCGTAGCCCTGCTCCCGCAGATAGCGAGCGGCGGGTCTGAAGCCCCCCGTCATGCCAACTGCCTGCTTGATGAGGTCTTCAGATGGACGCATTAGAGATCCTATGGTTTGTACTCGATCGCGTTGATATCGAACGACAGGAAGTGTCCGTAGACGCGGCGCCTGCCGTAGAGGATTGGGATGCGGGTACCGATCGCCACCGTGTTCTTCGGCGTGCCGAGATAGCCGCTCTTTCGCGTGCTATCCCCTTGCGTGTCGGTCTCAGGCTTCGGGGCCAGGAGTGCTGTCAGGCCTCCGAGTAGGGCCAAGGCACCAACCTTGATCAGAAGCGAGCCGACGAGCGAGCCAGCGCCCAGCATAAGGCCGACGCCGACAAGTACAACGCCGAGGAGGATCTGAAGCAGACCACCCTTCTTGCCACCGCTCAGCTGCGGGACGATATGGATGAATTCGACGTCGGGCTCGATCGGCGTGTGGAGGGACTCCTCCGTATCAAAGCCGACAATCTTGATGCGATGGCGACCACGAACGGGGTCAGGCTGGAAGCCTTTGACCTGGCGTGTGACACCTTCGATGATGTCCGCGACGGTGTGACCCACCATCTCAATCGGGCCATCATGAAAGGCAGCGAAATAGCCGTGGAGAATGACCTTAATCCGCAACGAGAACATCTCCGTCCGCGACCACGTACTTCGTCACACCATCATTGCCGATGATGTAGTGCTCGAGCTCGGGCCAGTTGATGAACGAATGGAAGTCGCCGGCAGATAGGTTCGAGTCCTCGCCAGGGTGGGTGTGCCAGCTGGCGGCTGCGACCGGCGTGTAAAGGACGAGATCCTCACCCCGGAAATCGAAGCCCTCAGTTGGCTGCTCGCAGATGTTCTCGCACTCGACGATCTCGCCTGTCTTCAGGATGAAACCACAGCGTTCCTTGTCGCCCTCATACAAGTGGAGAAGTTCGGAGGAAGTCATCGAGTTTCCTTTTGACGCTCGGGCTAACAATATCGAGGAGGTTCACAGAGCTCTCGGTCTGCTCGAGTTTGACGTCCTTGTGACGGAGGACGGCGAGAGTGGTGTTGCGAAGCAGAGCCCGATACGACTCCACGGTCGACAGCCGGCCCCAGAGATGATGAAGCACCTGGCCGTTCTCGACGAACACACCCACGTGGTTGGCTACGGGAGAGTCGATGCCACAGAGGATCACGTCACCTGGTTGGTATTCGGATGGGTGGCAGTCGAGCAAATAGAAGCCGCACTTGCGATAGCGGTTCATGTAGAGGTCGAGATCGTTGTTCCAGAAATCCTTCGGGCCAGCGTAGTTGGGTAGCTGAATGCCGAAGTTGTCAGCGTAGAAGCCGCGGATCAGGTGGTAGCAGTTCTGGTTCTTGTAGCTGAACGGTCGGTGCAGCAGGTGCTCATATTTCAACATTAGAGCGACACCATCGGGAACTCAGGCGGGATGAACATGCGGCACGGAATCTGGAAGTTCGCGCCTTCGGTCATGTTGCGGAGCTCGAGCGAGATGCTCTGTCCGGAGATGAGCTCGCGGATGCGGCCGACGTACCACATGCGTTGCTCGAATTTGTTCACATCCTTCTCGACATGATCGCGGAGGACGCGACGACGGATCACGGTGGCCTGGTCGAGCTGGCCCTTGATCGCGGCCGAGTTAAAGATCCCGAACGGGTTCATGACCTGGAGAATTGGCCGGCTTTCCTCGCCGTCCGCCGATCGAGTGTCGCCGGTCATGCGTGTGGCCATGCCTTCGTAAAGCTGTCCCTGCCACGTGGTGGTGTTGTCGGTCTTGAAGCGGAAGATGACCGGTTGGTTCTTCAGGATGATCGTGTAGAGATCGACCAGCGCGTCGGCTGTGAGTTTCTGTGCTTCTTGTTTGTGCTCAAGAGGCGCAGTCGACGTCATGGCTGGGTCGTGACCTCCATCTCGAAGGATTCGACAGTACCTTGACCGTCCTCAGCGACACGGTATTTCAGCGGCTTGCTGAAGCGAACGGTCAAAAGCCCCTTCCCCGGCAAAGGCAGAATGAACTTCTCGAACAGCTTGTGCTTCAGGTAGAACTCTTCCAGACGAGCGATGTTGATCTTGGGCATGATACCCGTGAGGACACGGCCAGTCTCGTCCGTGTAAAACTTCATCGTCTTGTAGTGGAGCGTGTACTTTACCTGATCAGGTCCGCGAGGTCTGGCTGCAAATTCATAGCCTCGCCCGAGCTGCACCTTTGGAGAGGACTCTGGGTATTCCGTTGTCCAGGTGAAGTACGGGAAATCATACGTTTCCATGCGGGTTGATATGGGTTTGATTCCCTTGCAATACAAGGGTTTGCGGTCGCTGCGCTCTTAGTAGATAAACCTTGAGTATTCGTGGTGCTTTCTTTTTTCCACCCTATCCTCCGCGACAACCAGCCGAGCCACTTCGGGCACAGAAGCCTGATCAGGTTGAAGTCGTTCTTCTCGCCCTTCCGCTTCTGAATCTTTCGCTCGATCAGCCGCATATCGTGGGCTTTCCGGATCGTCTTCTGAACCATGGATCTCGAGACAGCCGCACGGGCAGCGATGGCGTCGACGGCGCAACGAATGACAGAGCACTCACCAGCCAGCTTCGCCAATGTTGTGAGGACCGCCTGCTCAGACATGGTGAACTGGGTAGCGATCTCCGGAGGAAGAAATCCCGCTGCAACCAGTCCACGACGGCGGGCAATCGACGCCTCCCTCTTCCGGGGCTGTGGCTTCTTCCGCTCGATCTCGGTGAACACCGTGATGATCCGTTGGTGGATCAGAGTCTGGCGTAGTTTCAGGGCCGCGTCGAGCTGGTGAGCTCGCCGGTCGCTGAGCTCGCCTTTGTGGTGCTGATCCCAAAGGATCCTCGAGAGATTGGTGCAGACCTGAAGTTTTGTGGCTTTGGAAATAGCACGTTTGAGTTGCAGAGCAACCAATAGGTTTCCCGTCAAAGCTGTACCTCACTTAGGTATAAGATATCGTTCGAGAAATCGGCAAATTTCCCGTTGACACCTGATTCGTTTTATGAGAGCTTTGACCTTGTGAAGGGGCTTCAAGAGCTCTCTGAAGGTTTGAACAAGCACTGGGCGGCAACCCGGTGCTTTTTCGTTTGTGGGTAAATTACGTCAAGACTCACGTCCCCCGTTGCAAATCAGTGATATTGTGGCCTAGTGGTTGAGTCGTGCCAACCCCTGAGCAGAAAACGCGCAGGGGTCCACAGATTAGAATTGTCGATAGATCGTTAAGGTGCTGTTAAGGGTTATGCAGTTTTTCAGAATTTTGTCCGCAGCAGCGATCACGTTGATCGCCACCACCGCTTACGCTGCCAGTGAGCCGGCACCTACCGGGACTGACAAGAAGGTCGCGGACATCATTCGCAAGTCAGCAAAGGATCCATGGTCGGTTCGGGATCTGAAGGCTGGCAAGCCCCACCAGGCGGTCGACAATTTCCGCTATCCTCGAGCATGGGCAGTCTGCACGACCTTCTATGCGAAGAATAGTTTCGGGGCGTACAGCCAAGGGTTCTACCTGGTGTTCTTCAAGAACAACCAGGTGATCGATGCACTCGGCGGGCCGGGGATCGCACCTCATCCTGAGTGCGGTCCCCTTCATTCCGTCAAATTCTAGATCTGACCCATCGCTACCTGCTGGATCAATTGCTTGATCGAGCCGCGGTTCTGGATGTTGGCGCTGACGGTAGCGATGATGTCGTTCGGGCCAGACTGTGGGACTTGATCCGGCGAGACAACCCATACGTTGACCATGCCAGGATCCTGCTTCTTGTTGCTGTTCGCAGCGAGACCCTGGAGAGCGCCTTCCGAGATCTGGCGGTTGCCCAGGTTGTTGATGTGGGTCAACTTATCCTCACCGATCGCCTGGACGGCCGACTGACGCAGAACCATCTCACCAGGCATCAGCTGGTAGGCGCCACCGTCGCGGAACGGAGCGACCGCACCATTGGCGGCTCGGATCAGGCCACCAACAGCCTTGCCGCCGACGATGCCGAAGAGACCCTCCCCCAGCTGAGAGAGGATGCTAGAGCCGCCGGATCCACCGCTGAACAGCGACATGATGATCTGGTTGGCGAGGGCCTTGGCGATGATCTGCATGAACATCTGGAGGATGGTCTGGCCGAGCTGCTTGAACGCCTCGCCGGCCAACATGGTGCCAGAGGAAATGTTCATGAAGAACTGCGAGAAGCCGGAAGACAAACCATCAAGCACCTGACCCCAGGCGTTGCCCACCTGGGTTGCCAGCGGGATCATCTTACCGGTAGCGTCGATGATGCCGTTCTGCTGAGCCCAGGCTGCGGTTGCGGACTGGATCGCATTGACCGTTGTTGGCCCCTGGTTCGCCTTGGCAGCGTCGAGGAGGTTGTTCTGCTCCTTCAGCTGGTTGTTCTTCTCGATGAGGTCGTTCTCGAGGGTGCGCCACTGCAGCACCTCGGTGTCACGCGAGCCGTCCGTGTTGTTCGCTTCTGCGTCAGCCGCCATGCGGCGAACTTCAGCGATCTGCTGCTCGATGAGCAGGACACGGTTGGCAGCTGCCTCACGCTCGCGATCGACCACGTTCTGCTGAAGCTTCTGAATGTCCAGAGTGGTGTACTTGCTGGCCATGTCGGGCTGCTGGGCAACATCCAGTGCAGCCTTGGCGCGATCGACCGGCCGCTGCAGCTCTTCTTCCGCGGCTTTGAAATATTCCTCAATCACCTTCTGAAGGTCGGAGTTGAGGTTTTCGTGCAGGCCGTCCTTCAGCTCCTTGAGCTTGTTCGTGTAGTCGGTCGGGTTGGTGTTCTTGAGCTCGGCATTCTCAGCATCGAACTTCTTGATCTCCTGATCCAGGAGCTGGTCGTGGGCGCTCTGGATCTGTGACTGCAGATCCTTGAGCGACTTTGCGTCGTCCGTGAAGCGGACCTGGGTCTTCAGGTTGCCGATACGGGACTTGAGGCTGGTGATCGCAGCTTCTGCCTGGGCCTCGATACCCTTGTTGATGTTCTCCGTGGCCTGACGTTCGGTCTCTTCGAGGATCTTGGACGTTTCAGCCGAACCGGCGGTGTCCGTGCCAGAAAGAAACGCCTGGGCGCGAGACATGCGCTTGCCGACGTGGTTGATCGACGGATCTTTGTTTGGCCGTTCGAAGATGTTCATGAACGCCTTCGACAAAGCCTGCGGATCTTCGGTACCTGCCTTCAGCCGTGCGAAGAGATCCGGGTAGTCACGCATAAGCTCCTTCAGTACGAAATCATACTGAGTGTTGACATCGTTCGCGGCTGTGCCCTTTTGGATTGCAAAGGACCGGAGCTCGTTCCAGCGTGTGCCTCGCCACTGGGCAACACCATGGGCGGTGCCATGGTCGCCTAGAGCATTCGGATTGAACTCGGACTCGACGGACAGGTTCGACGCGATCGCAGCGGCGCCAGCCTTGGAAAGACCGCGGTCCATATAGTGCTTGATCGCAGACTGGGCGCTACCAGCCATTGCTTGGCTGATCGGCTCGTTCAGATCGATGCCCTCGAGCTGGACGTCAATGTTGCCGATCTTGTTGAGCTCGCCGCTGAGCTGGCCGGTCAGCTCCTTGATCTTGTCGACGAGCGCGTTCATGGCTGCACTCGGCGGCGTCTTCTTCAGCTCGGCCGTTGCTTCCTCGATCTTGGTGCGGAGGGTCTTCGCTGCGTCCTGGACAGCTTCACGCTGGCGCTGCAGCGACTCCTTCTGGAGGTCGAGTTCCTTCTCGTCGTTGGCACGGTTCTGCTCAGCCAACTCGGCCGCAGCGCGTTCCGTAAACTCCTTCCGCTCCTCCTGCAGCTTCTCGACTGCGTCGGTATCCTTGTTCAGGTTCGCGAGGCGGATGAGCTCATCATAGAAGTTGATGATCTGTGCCGTCGTCGTCTTGCGGAGCTCGTCGTAGCCCTTCTTCGCAGCCTCGAACGCTTCGTTGTTCTTGGCACCAGAGATCTGCCGCTGCCAGCGGGCCAGCTCGCGGTTCTGGTTCTGCTCGGCCTTCTTGACTTCCTTCGAGGTGTACTTCGTCTGGTTGGTGACAGCTTTCTGGCTCGCCTCGTTCAGCTTCAGCTGCAGACTGGCCAGCGCCTGGTCGATCTGCGACGAAACGGACTTGTCGTCGAGACCGGCGAGGTTGGGGTCGGTCGAAGATTCCTTCGCGAAATCATCCTTGAACGCCTGGATCGACTTGTCGCGAACGGTTTCCAACCACCGGCGGACGGCGCTGTATGCTTCGATCTTCTCCTCGTCGTTCAGATTCCCGGTCGAGATCGCGCTCATCTTGTCGTCGAACGTCTTCTGGATGAACTGCGACTTCTCGCTCAAACGACCAAAGGACTTCGAGCCCTGAATTCCAGCGTCGGCTTCGCGGCGCAGGATGGTGACGAGATCGGCGTCGGCTGCGGCAGTCTTGGTCAGGTTGGCAACGATCGGGTCGAGCGTGGCCTTCAGCTCCGTGAGGAAGCCGAGGCTACCGTTGGGGTCGCCCTGGCGCTGAGCAACACCGATCTGTTCATTCACGTACTTGCCGAGGGAAAGGGCCTGACGTGCATCGTGGACCTGGCTGAGATCGCCAAGCGAGATTCGAAGCGCCTCACCGATGTTGGTGCCGAAACGCTTGCTGATCTGCTCGATGAGGTAGTTGTTCGCAGAGGTCTCGATCCCACCACCGGCACCACCAACCGCCTGATCGGCCAGACCACGGATGTAGTTGGCTTGAGGACCATTGTGGTCGGTGAGCTTCCCGCGCTGTTCCTTCAGTTTGTCGATCTCGCCACGGCGAGCTTCAGCGGCCTCAGCCAGCTCAGCGGCACGAACTCGGGAGGATGTCGCACGAAGGTCGTTCAGCTCACGGATGAGGTCCGTGACCGACATGGTGTCGTCCTTGATGGACAGACCGAGCTCGTTGAACTGGGCACGGAGCTCATCGATCTTGGCGCCACGCATGATCCGGTCGCCGTCAAGTTCTTTGCGGCGGTCGATCAGACCTTGGATCGCGGTGTCGAGCGAGCCGATCTTGCTTTCGGTCGCGTCGGCCGCGCCCTTCAGCTCATTGACCTTGGACTCGAGGTCGTCGATGCTCTTGGTGAGTTCGTCGGTCTTACCCTTCCAGGCAAAGAAGGCTCCCGCCGCCAGGGCGACACCCGCGATGACAAGACCGATCCAGTTGGTGAGAGTGAGAGCGGATAGGCCGGCGAGGACGCGGCCGAAGAAGCCAACGGCGACAGCACCCTCAGTAGCGGCTAGTCCCACGCCCTTGAACCCAGTGGCGAAGTTGGCGAGCAGCGGGATCATCAGACCCAGGCTCTTGATCAAGCTGCCAAACAGCGAGACGCCGAGCACGGTTGCGAAGGTGCCGGCGACAGCGCCGATCGCCTGAAGCACTCCAGGAAATTTATTGAGCCAGGAGAAGACAGTGGTGGCACCGGCGATTATCTGCTGCAGTGTCGCCACGATGGGCTCGAACGCGGTGAAGACAGAAGCGCCGAGAGTGTTCTTGAAGACCTGGGCGGTGTTGCTCAGCGACTTCATCTGAATGGCGTTCGCCTCGACAGCTGCAGCCGATAGCGTGAAGCTACGCTGCATATCACGAGCCAGTTCTGTGTTGTTCGCCAGTGCCAGGAAGGCTGCTGCGGAACGGGTCTCGAGAGTTTCGTAGGCCTCGGCTGCGCCAAAGCCCGCCTTCTTCAGCGTCTCGATAACAGGCAGAAAGCCCTTCGTCTTGACGTTGATGTCGTCGACGGACAGGCCAGCAGCCCTCAACACGTCGACCAGTTTCTTGGATGGAGACTGGAGGTCGGTGAGCAGAGCACGGAAGCCTGTGCCCATCGTCGAGGCCTTCACGCCAGACTGGGAAAGAGCACCGAGGATCGAGGTCGTCTCCTCGAGCGTCAGGCCAAGAGCTTCGGCGGTCGGGCCGATGTAGTTCAGCGAGGTCTGCAGCTTGTCGACGGACAGCTTCGAGAGGTTGAGCGCCGCGGTGAAGATGTTGGCGACGTCACCCGTGCGGCTCGTTTCGAGGTTGAAGGCCGTGAGGGTCGAGGTCACGACGTCAACAGCCTGCGACAGGCTCGAGCCCGTGGCCGTAGCAAACTGCGCGATCGAGCCAAGGGACTCGCTGACCTGGCCAGTGGACAGACCCGCCTGGGCAAGGGCGGTTGCGGCCTGGGTGATCTGGAGCGTGGTGTACGGAACAGACTGGGAGATCTGCACCAGGTTCTGCTTGAACTGCACCATCTCCTTGTTCGTGGCAGCAGAGATCGCCTGGTACTGATGCAGTTCCTTGTCCAGCTCGACGAGGCCGGTTCCGGCGCCCTTGATCGTGTTGAACAGGCCACCGACTGCGGCGTAGTTCAGCATGACGCGACCTTGGATTCCCATGAGATCGGCGCCGCCGTTATAGTTCAGCTGCTCGAGACGGTTGCGGCTCGACAGGGCGGCGCGACCATTCTCTGCGGCATAGATGGCGTCGGCACGGCGCTGGTTGGCCAGCGTGTTGCGGGCGCTGAGATAACGATCGTCGGAGTTCGCGATCGACTGGTTGTTGGCGAACGTGGCGTTTTTGATGCGAGCTGCGACCGCGGCCTCGGTCGTCTTCAGAAGGCTGACGGTCTGCTTGACGATCGCCTCAGTGACGCGGGCTTCTGCAGCCTTTGCGGTGTTCTGAATATCGTTGACGAGTGCCTGGGCGGCGACTCGGTTGAGCTGGTTTTCCTGAGACTTCTGGACGCCCGAGCCCTGGCCAAGTTGCTGGTAGCGAGCTCCGAGGATCGAGGTGGCACTGCGCTCGGCACGGGCGCGAGCAGCAGTGCCTTTCTCGGTTGCGGCGACCATGTCGCTGAGGAGCTTGGTCAGCTCGAGAATGCCCTTCTTAGCAGTCCCGAGATTACTGTTGAACTTGGCTGTGACACCGTCGAGTTGTTTACGAACCTTCTCCAGCTCATCTCGAGCCTGGGCAGCGTTCAGTTCATAATCAACTTCAAAGGTATTCTCAGCCAAGTGTGCCTCCTACGTCGGCAAATGCCCTGGCGAGTTGATCGAAGGTTTGGATCGCCTCGCTCTCATCAGGTTTGGAGTTTCCTCCCCCTCCGAGTGCTTCATCGACTACCAGGCGGAACGTTTCGTATTCCTGGTAGTATCCGGCCATACGCTCCTGTGATTTCAAACTCACCAGAGTGGTCAGATCCTCGAGGGAGTGCGACCAGTACACTTCCTCGAGAAGGCTGGGCCTGACGCCCAGCGCCCAAATTATGCTGTCGCGGAAGCTAAGCTCCGCAAGCCATCCATGGAAGACTTGAGGCCCTCGAGTAGGCTTTTGTGGTTTTCCACGTGCTTGGCTGACTTTGCCAAGCGCCGCATGAAAAAACCCATGAGGTGCTCTCCAGCCCAGTCGAGAACCGCTTCAACGTCGTCGATGGAGATCTCGATCTCTTCGAGATCCGCGATCGCCTGGACGACCTTGCCGGTGACCTTGCGTTCAGCCAGGACGGCCTTCAGAACTTCGGTTCGAAGTTCATCGTCGAGGGACATTGCCGGCACCAGTTCGGGCGAGCCGACTGCGATCGAAAGCACGTTCAGAAGTCCATAGGACATGAAGAGTTCGCGCTCTTTGCCGTCCTGAGTAATGGTCAATTTTGGATTGGGAATTTCGGTCATTTGTGATCCAGAGTTACAAACAATTGCGCCCCAGTCATGTGGTGACTGGGGCGCATATTTGCAAGAGAGTTTGAGGGCTTAGCGGTTGAAGAGGATGGCCGCTGCAGGTCCGTATTCAGCGTAAAGAGGATCGCTCTCGACACCAGAGTACGGAGTGAACTCAAACGGCAGGTTGCCGAAGTTGTCCGTCTGGAACGCGACACCGAGACCCTTCGTGATCTTGACCTTCGGCAGGTAGATCGTGAACGGCGCGTTGTCGACCGGTAGGAGGCCGACGATCTTGACCGCGAATTCCGGCTGCACATCCGTGCCACCAACGTCGATACGCTTGACCTTACCGATACGGGTACCGATCGGGAACGTGACCGTCGCAGATGGCTCGTAGCCAGCGGCGAGGGTGATCGTGGTCTTGGCCGCAGCGAAGGCAGACGAGGCGACCTTGGCAATGTGGACCTTATCGTCCAGGCCGTTCTGCAGGAAGATGTAGTCGCCGGCACTCAGCTTCGCACTGATGTCGGTGCCAACTTCGATCGTCTTGCCAGCCGTTGCGTAGGCGCCGGATGCGATCCAGATGTCGGTGATCGAATCGAACTCAACGCCCGAGGCGTCGAGACCAGCTGCGTAAGCCATGTTGCGGAGCGTGTACTCGTAGACTTCCATCGAGCACTTCAGGCCTTCGCCGTTCTTGACGGACATGACGACCGAGTTCTTGACGCCCTGCGTGAGCTCGACGAACGTCGGATCAGCGGTCATCTGGAAGTTCTTGACGAGACCGATCGAGTGTTCGGCAGGGTTGAGTTGGTGCAGCTTGTCAGGAGCGCCAATCATGACGGTCGCCGTAGAAAGAAGGAAGTTTTTGGTCTTAGCGTTGCCAGCCATGGGTGAGAGTTCCTCATTGTTCAGAACAGGTGTTGCTGCTTGATAAATGAGGAGAGATACTTATATTTGCTAGGCACAAGATTATTCAAAATGGTGGGAAATGCGTCGTCTTTCAACTAGCCTTCCAGACGAGTTATTTGCACTGCTTGAAGGCAGAGCAGAGATCAATCGTCGATCGATGAACAAGGAAGTCATCTTCCTTCTTGAAGCCGCGCTCGCTGCAGAGCACGGCGATAATCTGGAGATCCTCCGGACTGTCATGATTGCCCAGGGCGGGCTCTCGTCTCTCAGCCAGTCGCAGTGACTGGGTCGAAGACAAACTGACATTGAACGAATTGGAGAGGGCGGGCATCCGCCCTCGTCATTGGTAGCACAATCGTCCCATCGACAATGTGAAACCATCCCTTCTGCTCGAGCGTCTCATGATCGTAGAAGGGCACTTTCATCCCCGGCCGCAGCCGGTTGAAAACCTCTCCCACATAATTGCGAAGCCTGAAGAGATTGCTGTCGTCGGCATAGGTCGACACACCGATCGTGAACGAGCCGTTGAACAACTCAGGCTGATCCTCCGTGAAGGTGATCGCCGTTGTGCCAATGAGGTCGCCTTCTGGCAGCTCCTGGATGTTGGCATGGGCTTCCCAGTCCACGTATTCAATGTCGACGCCTGGGTATTTGGCTCGACGATCGTCGATGATATCGTTCGAGAAGGCGACGATGGATCCCCAAATGTTCTCATACATATTAGCAAACCCTTACTTGAGGCTGTTCTGGATCGTGGTCGCAACAATCCGCGGTATGCGGTTCAGCGCCCAGAAGGTGAAGATCGGCTGGAGGAGCGGACGATGATGTCCGTCTACACCACGTAGCTTTCGAAGTGACGGCTTGGAGATCCCGAGGCTCCGTTCGAACAGAACATTCGGATCCCAGTTCGAGACTTCAGCGGTATGGGCACCAGGTAGGTTCTTGAGGTTGGCCTTCGGCAAGAAGGCAATCTGGATCTTGCCGACCTTGATGCGCTTCGGAAGATCCTTCGACGAGCGGAAGTTCTTCGCGTTGCCCTTCATGTAACCCACTGTGACCGTGCCGGTCTTGGTCGTGATGGTCTTGGCGAGCTGGCGCAGCTCAGCCTGCAGAGCACCGGTGTGGACGAAGTATTGCCGCGCTCGCTCGCGAGGAGAGTCACCTCGGCCGGCGACAGCTCCGTTTGCCTGGGTGTTCGACTTCTTCATAATGGTCTTGCGGCTCAGCGCTTCCCAATAGATGACGTCGCCAGTCTTGAGGCTTTCGATCTGGGCCTTACTGGCATTGACAATCGGATTGTATGGCTCCGACCAATCGAAATGGATTGCCGTCTCTGCACCCCTACCCTTCATGGCCACATTCGATTTCGTACCAACCATGGTGTTAGCTGCGAAATTAACTGCGGCCTCGAGCGAGCGCTCCACACGGCCGGTCAGCTTTGCCCGCAACGCCTGGACCTGGACGCGGTCGACAGTTGCGGCTTGGTCCACGGTCTTCACGCCTACCGCCTGGATGAACTGGTCGATGCCTTCAGACATCTCAGCGTTGCTGACCTTGCGGTTCCCGACCTTGAAGGTGACCTTGACGGGCACTACTGGATCTCCGCGAGATAGACACCACGGACGACATCGATACGCTTGACCGTCATGCCCCTGACGATGTCGTTGAGCTCGAGCTTTGCCGCGGTGAAGACGGTGAAGGATTGCTCCTTCACACGCATGGTGCCATCGGCCTGCTCACGGTTCACACGTTCAGGCAGGATCCAGATATCACCAAGCGGCTGTCGGCCGGCGGACTTCGGCCGCTTTGTCAGCGGGTCGATGACTTGCGTCTCGCGCTCCCAGGCCACCTGCTCGGTGAGTGGGATCAGCATGTGCGATCGGTACTCAGCGACGTTGTAGGCGAAGGAGCCATCGTGGTCGGCCACCAGGTAACGGCGCTCGAGGCCGTCGATGATCACGTCGAGGGTCTGGACCAGGCAGTCCGGAGAAACGCGGAGGAGACGACGGGGGAAGCTGAAATCGTAGCCGATCAGCTTGCCCTCGAGATCCTGCTCGACGGTGCCTTTGAATGGCAGTCCGTCGTCACGATACATCAGGCTGTCGAAACGAAGGCCGGCGGTTTTCAGGCTAACCATTCATCACCCCGTGATTGCGTCAGTGTTCGAGGTGACCAGGAAGAACGACGGCGTGACTTCGTTCTTGGTCACGACCTGGTCGATGGCTTCCTGGTAGCGCTTCTCGGCTTCGATCTTCAGCTTGTCGAGCTCCTTCAGATCCACGCGGCTGAATTCCTTGACGCCGTTCTTCTCGGACTGAGCCATCCGCTGCTTGGCGGATGGCAGCACATCGAGAACAGCTCGCATGCAGATCAGGGTGTTAGCGGCGAGCTCGGCCGTGGTGCCCGAAACGAGTGCTGCTGCGAGCTCGTCGGCGCCGATTTCACGCTCGACCGTGAGGAACGCGGAGAAGATATCGATGTCAGAGTCCGGGAGCTCGTGCTCCTCGATACCGATGAAGGCGCGGACTTGTTGACCAGTTGTGGTGTGGACGGGTTCCGGCACAACGCGGTAAGCGCGATTGAGCTGGACTTCCTGACCCTGGACGGTGAATTTGACGACGACTGTGCGGCGCTCAAAGCTGCGCGTCGGGTCGATCTGGTGGGCCGACGACGGAACGAGGACCGTCATCTGATAGGTCGCGGAGGTGGTGACATAAGGAATGTCCTCCAGCCCTGGCATAGCGGCGCCCGCCTGGTTGCGGACGGTGTATGTTACGGACCCGAGATCAGGGGCAACCGGCCGGTCGCCAACCATGAATGGGATGGTCAATGCAGACGGTGTGCCCCCGATGATGTCCATTACTTAACCTTCCGTACCTTCGGAGCCGCAGGTGCGTTCTCGTCGAACTTCGAGAGGAAGGATGCGATCGCGAGATCGCGGTCTCCAGAGTCGATCCAGAAGGCCAGGAACTCTTCGTCGGTGGCTTCGTCCGGAACATCAGCAACCTTAGTCACCTGGCCGAGAGCGATACGGGAGTCGATGAAGCCAGAGCGGGCTACAACAGAGGGACGGTGAGCCTGGATGTCATGCCCAGTGGACATATCCGCCAGCATGAAGTCACCAGTGGTCTCAGCAAGAATTTTCACGGGGGTTCTCCTAATAGAAAGCCCGTCGTCCAGGGTTTGAACGACGGGCCGGTTGGGTGCTTCTCGGTGATTAAGCCGAGAAGTCGAAGATCGAGCGGGTGTCTCCGAAGTTCATCTTGTAACCAGCGTTTGTGGTCTTGGTGACCGTGACCGACTGGTTGGTGATGGAGCGTTCGGACTCCTCGATATCCGAGCCGGCTTCGATCAGCTCTTCCATGGTGTCACCCTTGGAGAGACCAATGAGCTTGCCGACCGGGGCATCGCTGGCGATCGCGAAGTTGGCAACGCCCTGCAGAAGCGGGATGCCGCCGAGCTGGAAGCCCTGAGCCTGAGCGATCTCAACCTCAGTCTTGCCCTGGAGGGCAGCGTTCGGCATGACGAACAGCTCGAGCCATTCCAGGTAGGCGTCCCAGTTACCGACAACCGTGTCGATCGGGGTGCCAGCCTTGGCGCGGTTGATCATCCACTTGACGAGGGCACGGCGGCTGATCTTGCCAGCGGTTGCACCAGCGTCGAGGCTGGACTGCGTGACGACTGGAGCAGCGGCATTCACGCCGTCACCGTTCACGAGCAGAGATACCGCGGCCGAAACCTTGGACATCTCAGCTTCGCGCAGCATGCGGACGAAGTATGGCGTCATCAGATCGAGGCGGGCTCGACGGCCAAACTCGTACGAATAACGCAGACCACCACCGTGCTTGAAGATCTGGACCGAGGTCTGGCTGGACCGGATCGTGCGAACCGGTACGCGACCAAGTTCTGCAACCGCACGAGTCGTCTGGTAGTCGTCCTGCTTGTCATCGATCACCGTCGAAATCATTTCGTTGCCCGAAATGGAACGCGACTGGGAGATCAACGGCTGAACGCTCTCGAGCTGGCTCTGGCGGTACTTCCAGCGGACCATGTCGTCGACAACTTCCGGGAACAGCGCACGGGTACCGGCGTAGGTCTGGAAGGTGTCGGACGCGGCGTCGAGGACAACGCCCTGGGCGAAGTCATCACGAACCGGGAGGTTCAGGAAGGCCAGGGAGGCTTCGTAGCCATTCAGGAAGCCGTTGGCGTCCTGGTAACGTTCGGAGTGCTCGGACTGCGAGGCGTCGATCGCCAGTGTCAGGAAGTCACGCAGATTGAGGCCGAAGTTCTTAGCTTCGCGAATGAGCTTCGCAGCTTCGCTCTTCGATGCCGCCTCGTCTTCCACCAGGAGTACGCGAAGGGTTTCTACGCCACGACGCTGAACTCGAGTAAGGGATTCGGTCATTTCAAAAATTCTCCGTTGAGTTTGGGGCGGCGCGGCGCGTTAGACCAGGACGACGACGGCGTCGGTCCCGATGATTTCCGCGACGAAGTTCTTGGTGGCGTCGTTCGCAGCGGCCTTCTTGACTGTGCCGCTACCGCCGCCGATGACCGTGTCGCCAACTGCGGCTGCATCGCCGTTCTTGATCGGAAGCAGGTTTGCGAACTTCAGAGCGACGGCGCCGACGAGCTGACCTTCGACCTTGCGATCTTCGACAGTCGACAGACGGCCAACGATCACGTCGCCATCAGCGGCGAGCTTGACCTTGTTCGGCGCGGACGTGTCGAGCGACACTGCCTTGCCTACGTCAGCAGCGACGATGCCTGCTGCGAGCGTGAAGGTCAGGATGAAGTCTTCGAAGTGGAAACCACGAAGACTGACTTTGGTGTGGAAGGATGCCATGGTAGTTTATCTCCGTGGTGGGTGATTAGCGGGCCGAGCGGAAAGCAGCGGCGTTGCGGGACGGCTGGTTCGCCAGGTCGGTCGGCTTGTCGCTGGCCTTGCCACCTGCCTGGATCACGAGAACAGCGGAGTGCTCGTTGATCAGGGCGGACAGCTCGGTGACCGTCTTCGGCAGTTCGACGTTGAGCTTGCCAACCTTCGTCAGGACGCTCTTGGCGACTTCCGAGAGGGCAGCAACGGCAGCATCGCGGTCAGCGGTGACAGCGTTGACGTCGACAGCATTGGCAGCGGTCAGCTGGGTGTTCAGATCAGCGATCGTTGCGTCACGTTCGGTGATGGTGGCTTCGAGCGTGGTGACCTTGCCGGTTGCGTCCGTAAGGTCGCGCTTGGCGTTCGTGAGGTCAGCAGTCGTGGTCGTCAGGTTGGCGACGAGAGTTGCGAGGTCCATAGAATCTTCCTTGGAGGCGGTTGCGAGCAGGACGAGGGAGTTCGGATCCATCCCAGAGGCAGCGAGCTGCTCGAGGGACTGGCCGAAGTGCGACCGGTCGCGTGAAACGATCCGTGCATTTTGGGCGCCGCCCTGGCCGACGAGGGACAGCTCGAAAAACTTGTCGAGACCGACCATGCGGGCGTAGACGCCGTTTTTGCCGACCTGGTTTCCGTCGTTGTCCGTTCCGGACCAGATGTTGTCGGACGAGGAGTCGGGGCCGAAGTAATCAAAACCCGACTTGGAATTAAGCATCTGCTTTGCGAGAACAGAGACAGACACCTGGTCAACGCTGCCAGCCTCGATCTTGGTCGCCTGGTCATTGGCGGTCGGATCGAGGAAGAAGAGCACGCGGAGTTCGGACTCGACGCCCGTGTCTACGACTTCACCATGGAAGACGCGGCCAATTGGGAGCGGCGAGGTGTTGTGCATGATCTGCACGGGGCGAGATTCACGCTTTAGCTCACCGGCCATCTCGAGGAGGAAGGCGCGATCGGCGCGAGCACCCTTGTAGAGCGGGTGTTCCTTACGGATCGGCAGGGTGTTGAAAGCAATCGCTTCGTAGACGCGCAGACCATCAACATCGACGTCACCCGCCGAAGCGGTGAGTAGATCCTTGATGGCCTGTGTTTTTGCGATTTGCTTCATCTGTCAGTGGTCCCGTGGGGTTCACTGACAGATGGAAATTTAGTTTAGGAAGTTCAATTAAAGCATTGAAGCACAATGATTAATTGTGATTCATTACGCTGCGTTAGGCCGGTGCCAGGACTTGCGTTGCTCTTTCCTCGCCAAGCACAGCGGTCAGGAAAGTTTGCAGGTTTCCAAAAAACTCGCTGTCACTTTGGACTTCAGTGGCCGAGTTCCAGATGCCCTGTAGTTTGGCTGATTGCGTCGACATGGCCGCGCTGGCTGTTTCGGCCTCCTCGTCAGACAGGCGCGTCCAAACCAGCAACTTCGACAGCACATAGGTGGTGATCGGTTCTGGTTCGACCAGCGGGTCGATCACTCCACCTTCAGCGATAAACTGCGGCCACGGTGGCACGTCGCTATTCACCGAGGGGAGGAAGTATTCGAGCCCGTCGTCACCAACGGCTTTGATAGTGGGCTCTTGGCCAGGTATTGGCATCTGCCATTTAGCGGAAACGAATTTGGTGAGTGACATGGTTACATCCTCGCGTTCAAAAGAATATTGCAGCCGCCATAGGCTTGGCCAGCCGCCGTCGCGGTGACCTGCGGCCGGATCAAGCGGTCTGTGACGGCATTGGTTGCTAGGGCGGTGGCGTTTGCATATGAGACGCTAGTGTAGCCAGCAGTTGGTGTCGTTCGCATCGGCTCAAATTGGTGTGTGGTGATTACCAGTCCGCCTGCACTCGCGTAGGACGTGAAGATCAAACAAGAATTGATGTTGAAGAAATACCGTTTGCAATCGCGCAGATCGTTGCCGTATTCCGTCACCTCGAAGGGTGGCGCGATGCCTGTATTGTCGGGGTCGGCATAGAGCCCGACATCGGCAATGGCGAGGTTCTTATTAATCACCGACGCAAGGTTCGCTTGGCTGGCCAGGCCCACCTTGTTGCCGGTCTGCCACCCCTGCACGCCTTGATAAGTGGTGCCGCAGGCAGTGCAGAAATGCAACAGCATGCCAGCCGAGCCATCGGTTGCCCATGTGCCGCCTGATATCGGCGCGGGGATCGGAATATTGAAGGTCTTCCAAACACCCACGGCATCAAGAGTGAAAGGGTACAGGAACGAAACATTGCCTGCTGGATCAGTCACGGAAGCTGTATAGGTGCCAGCGATATCGGCATAGGCTGAAAAGCGCAGCACCGCGGGTATGGCCTTTGCCGGCGTTCCCCACGCAAAATCCTGCACTCGCTGGCCTTCAAGGGGTTGGTAAATCTGCCCATAATCGGTAGCCGCCAGTGATGCCTTGGCGACCCCGTAAGATTGCACCAGTGTGTTCTTGGCACGGGCGGGTGATACTATCGCTGCCTGTGCCGCCTGCATCGTTAAGCCGCTAGAAGTAATCATCCACTGGTCGACCGGATAGGCACCAACCGTTGAGACGACGCTGGAGCCGTTCTCTTGGCTCACCTGCATAACAGGGTTGACGACGCGATTACGCCGGTCGGCCGTCTTTACATTGACCGGTGGTAGGCTCCACGCGATACCATCCCATGTGTAGATCGGCCCGACGCCAGAGTTGAAAACCTGCCCGACCGTGGGGTTAGTTGGAAAGTCGATCATCCGCGCATCCCCTGTACTGCGATGAAGCCTATGAAACCAGTTCCCCCGCTTTGGCTCAATTTCAGGGCGTTCCAAGCGTTGCTATTGCTGACAAAGGTCGCCCAAGAGTTGTTCACCCTATTGGACGAGTTGTCGATGTAAGCTGACCGGCCCTGCCCCATTTTAAGAGGTAGTGTCGTGTTGAAGCCATAAAGCGTCATATCACCGCCAAAGCCGCTGTTTACCCCAGTGTTAGCCGGGACTGGATTGGCCACAACCAGCCCGCTTTGGGCGCTGGTGTTGTAGGATGGTGCGCCACCGCTGATGCTGTAAAGCTGGTCGAGCGGAAATGCCCCGGCCGTCGTTATGAAGGTGCTGCCGTTGTCGGTGCTTGGATTGGCCAAGACCACCGTGTCAACGCCGACCGCACGGCCATCGATTGTAAATTTGATTTCCCGATAAGGCGCCAAGTCCCTGACGATGTCACCGATCAACCCGCCAGTGTAGGTTTTGGTGAACAGCGTTTCCCACGATCCCAATGCCGCCGCCGCTGCTGCACCGGCCGACTGTACCCACTGTTTGGTGTTGCCGTCATCATACCAGAGGTACTGCTGCCCGTTGCTCGACCGCCACCATTGCTGCCCGATGGCTGGATTGGAGGGTGGTGTGTCTCCGATGTACATCGGCCCTATCTGCGGCACGATGTTCCACGCGGTGCCATCCCACTGGTAGTTGGTTGAGCCCCCGGTGAACTGCTGGCCTACGATGGGTGAGGAAGGAAAGTCGATTGCCATTACATCCTCGCGTTTGCTATGACTTTGCCGGTGGTTGTGGCAGTTAGATAGGTGTCACCGGTTGCCGTTGACGGGAGCGCGATAATGAATTGACGCGTTGAGCAATTCATTGATACGGACGCTGCATTTACGAGGGTGTTGCCACTCTGTGACATGGTTGGTGCTACGCGCATCGGCTGCGGTAATGGGATGGTGTTGCTGACGCCAGTGCCAGCCGCTGCGTAACCACGGACTTGTATGGAGTTTACCACGCCCTCGGCGGCCAGCATGAAGTAGTAGCGTAGGCACTTTGCCAGTTGTGCGGCCTCATCTGGTAGTTCCCACTTCGGCGGGATACCAGTCTTATCAGGGTCGAGGTAGAGCCCGACATCAAAGACATCAAAGGTGTTGCCTGCCGCCACACCATTGAACTGCCCCGGTCCAGCAATAAAGTTTCCGGCCTGCCAGCCAAGTGCGCCGGTGTAAGTCGGGCCGCAAGCAAGACACCAAACAATTTGCACCCCTTTAGTATTATCGACCGACCAGGTGCCGGTGATGTCGCCAGGGACAATCAAAATCTGTTCCGTGTCAGTGCCCGCTTGTGCCGCCGAAATAGTGAATTGTGCCAGATAAGAGCGATCCCCGGCCCCATTTTGAACGCTCACGGAATAGGTGCCTGCCGGTCCTTTGAAGCCGAAACGCAATATCGTCTGTTTGGCATTGGTGGTGCCCCAAAGGAAGTCGGCCACGTCAATGCCTTCAATACGGGTAAATAGCGCCGTATAGTCGGTTGTCGTCATCGAAGCGTCGATGGTGCCAACCGAGATTTGCAGTCGGTCGCGGCTTCCGTTTGGCGTCTTGGTCTGCACCCGCTGGCCACCGAGTACCATTGCACCTGACCACGCCAGAAAGAACTGGTCGACCGGATAGCTGTTCGCCGTCAGGACCTGTGTATTACCGTTCTCCTGGCTGATCTGCATCGCCGGGTTGACAACGCGATTGCGCCGTTCGGCCGTCTTGCGGACGTAGTTCTGGTCGACGATCTGCGCGTTGCCAGACGTCGCAACCCACTGCTGGGTGTTGCCATCGTCATACCAGACATACAGGACGCCCGTGCTCGACTTCCACCACAGCTGTCCATCCTGGAGCGGCGCGGCCGGTGGAGCGTCGTCAGTGTGCGCCCCACCAGTGCTAGGCGACCACACGCCGTTCTTACGCATATAGCCAAGCCCATCGTTCGGGGCATCCAGCATGAAGCCTTGAACCGTTGGGGTGGCGGTGGCGTGAAGGGTGCCACCGCCTCGCGCTCCGTGACCGGTGTCGTCGAAGTTGGCGGCGGGCAGCTTACCTGTCGCGTTCACCAGGTTGAGGAAGTAGGCTCCGTGTTGGCCATCCAGGAGATCGGCATCTAGCCCACTGCTATCACCATCGACTGTCAGTAGCTTGGCGCGAACGTCGGCCGCGGTATATGCCGATGCGTCCAGCTTGAACGAGATCGCGTTGGCGAGCTCTGTATCGTTAGAATCGAGCCACGTGCCGATCTCTGCCAGGGTGTCGTAGAGAGCGGGAGCACCAACCTTAAGGTTGTCGACCGCGGCTTTGACAGCAGCCATCGTGGCGATCTGAGTGGTGTTCGTGCCCAATGCTGCAGTCGGCGCGGTCGGTGTCCCTTGCAAGTGTGCATCGACAAGAGGGGCGAGGGCCGCAAGGTAAGCATCCAGGCCAGTGATATCCGCTGTCGTGTGGACGTGGACCGTTGGAGCCGCATAGGCCGAGACGTTCTGCCTAACGCGGAGAGAGCTCCAACCAGTCAGTGTCGTGTCTGTTCCAGCCTGAGCTAGCGCGGGAGTAACAAGGGTTAGAGCAGCCTGAGCTCCGATATTGGTACGCACTGCGGCAGGATCTGCGAAGTCAGAACCGTTGTTCGCTTTCCGGACGTAGGAAGCCGCATTCTCGATCGCGGTGCGGACACTCTTGAACTCAGCAGAGAGGCGGCTTGTGAGGGCGACGATCGTATCGGCTGCAAACATCAAATCAATCCATTCTCAAACAATGCAACGAGATCCGGGAGCTGCCCAAGTTCACCCTGGATGCCTTGGATTCCCTGGATGCCCTGGATGCCTTGATCCCCTTTGTCACCCTTCAGACCCTGGATGCCTTGGATGCCCTGGTCACCCTTGTCACCCTTGTCACCCTTCAGGCCTTGGATGCCTTGGATCCCCTGAATGCCTTGGATACCTTGGGTACCCCGGTCACCCTTCTGGACGATCTCGACGACTTCAGGCTTCGCTGGTTCGACAACCTCGATCAGGCTTGGCCCATTCGAGATCTCGACCAGGATGACTTCAGCCATGGTTGATGCTTCCCGCCATCAGGAGGTTGCCGTGGAGGACCGTCTTCTCCTCGGCCTCGAAGAAACGAACGATCTCGTAGTTCGCCTGGTGGGTCTTGGCGGTGATGGTCTTGGTGATGGCGCTGGTGATGTGGACCTGGAACTCGCCAACGAGGGCGTCGGTCACCGTGGCAACTATCTCCGTGACGACCTCGTCGCTCTCAATAAACATCTTCAGGACGTCGCCCGTCAGATCATAGGCAACGCCGGATGCATCACGTAGCCGGAAGGTCAGCGTTTCGGAGTTGCCGCGCCAGAGGTTGATGTCGCGATACGGGGGCTTCATGCGGCCTCCTTCTTCTTAGCGGCAGGCTTCTTCACCTGCTTGGATTTCGCCATCTTGGAGCCTTCCGGCGCGAGTGAGCGGCCGAGCGGGTCCGAGTTCGGGGTGACCTCATCAGCGCGGCTCTCAGCGCCACCCGCGACGGCTTGCATGAAGCCAGTGCCACTCAGCTCCGGAGCACCTTCCGGCGGGAGCCGGTGGTACATCTGCAAATGGTACTCGAGGTCGCTGATCAGGCCGAGTGAGAGATCGGTCTGCAGACGGGCCTGACGCATCGTGAGCTGAGGCTCGAGCTCGAGCTCCGGACGAAGCTCACCTTTAACGAAGGAGACTTCGGCAAACCCCTGGTAGCCACCCTGATGCAACATGAAGGAGAACACGTTGCTCAGGATGGCTGACACAGGCGCATTGAGCTCGTCGGCGTTCATGGCAGCGATACGCGCTTCCACGGAGCCGGTGTTGACCCCCGAGGCACCGCGACCGATCACAGTAGCCATGGTCTTCAGACCCGCTTGATTCTGTGCGTTAAGAGTCTCGATCACCTTGCTGATGTCGATCCCGGCGCCTGGGGACTTTTCGTTCATGATACCTGGCGTCACCGAGTCCATGTGGACGAAGGCGGTGTCAGCCCTGATATCCTGAACAGAGTTGCGGATCTCAGCCAGTCGGGCGTTGATCCATTCTGTCTTCTTGGTCTCGTCCGCCTGGATGTTGACCGGCATGTTCTTGCGCAGCACTTCTTCGACGACCGTCACCTCGAGGCGCGGATAGCCGGTGTACTGCATGATGCGGTAGAGATCGTTGATCACCTGCTGGCGAGCGGCGATCGTGTTGATCGTAGAGACGAACGGTGAGTTCGAATAGATCTTGGTCGGGTTCTGGCGGTAGTAGGCGACGAAGAACGTCGCGATGTCCAGATTGATGCCGTCCTGCACGCCAGAAACCTTCTGGCGCGGCTTGTATTCCCCAGGCTTCTTTTCGAACCACTCGACGGACGCCAGGTCGACGTTCCGGAGATCCGAGGGGATCATCTTCTCGTCGTAGATGAGCTCGATCGCCGCGCCACCCCGCATGAGGACCATGTAGCGGATCTCTTCGCACCACTGCTCCAGGGTCATCTTCATCTGGAAGCCCTTGGTGTAGTCGGTCGGCCGCGTCATGAACTTGATCTTCTGCATCAGCTCGGCCGTTGCTGCGGCGTCGATCTGATCGTTCATATCCTTGACGAGGATGACCGGCTGCGTGTTCGCCATGGTGAGATAAGCGTGCAGCGCAGCCGATACATCCGGATCCTGCTCCATAAGGCTGACGATCAGCGTGCGGGCGTCGTCGGCCGTCCTGGTGGAGAAGATGTCGTTGAGGTGGTCCTGGTAGGTCGGAGCTGTGAGGACGTTCTGGCTCGTCGACGGGCTAAAGGTGCCCGTGGCTGCGAAGCCACCCTTCTTGACCGCCTTCTTAGGAGCAATGATCGACAGAACGGCTTTGCCCAAAGAGGCCATAGAGGTTTCCTAGCGTATTCCGAGAGATGTGGGGGTTCGGACCCCACGCTGCAGCCCCAGTCGTGATGCGTTTTGAACCGGAACGACTACGTTCGAGACGGTGACCTGGGTGCGAGGATCCTCCTCGCGGTAGTCGATCGCGGTGTTCACGCGGATGGCGTAGAGCAGGTAACCGAGTGAGTGGAAGAAGTGATCATTGCCCGTGAGCTTGGCCCAGCGGGCGGGGATCTCGTCCTTGGTTTTCTCGTTCAGCTCGTTCTCGATACGCACCATGTCCTGCAGGTGATCGAGGATGATGCGTTCGAGGCGACCGTAGCCGTAGAACGAGACCCTCCGCTTGCGGACGGCGCCGGCCACAGCGTCGAGCATGGTCGTGCGGTTGCCAACCAGGTGTGACAGTTGATCGAGCTCGTCCTTGACGAAGGTGACCGCCGCGGCGCCTGGTTGGCCGGCGTACTGGACAGGGAGGATGCGACCCGCCGACAGGTCACGGATTTCGTTCGCGAGCGGCGTGTATGGATTGCGGTCCATGCACCCACCCACGACGTTGTATCGGCCGAGGATCGTTTTGACCTCGTCGTAGAGATTGTCCGCGGATACCTGGCGGAAACTAAAGACGACTGGCTGGGCCTGGCCAATGGTGGCAAGCGTGATGTGGCAGGTGAGACCGGCGTCGATGCCAATCATTACGGGCTCGAGGCTGCTGACGTCGGCGCTGCCCTCCCCCTTCATGACGGCGCGGATGTCGACTTCGCTCAGGCGAGCGCTGGCGTCGTTGTAGGCTTCGCCCAGCACCGTGTTGTACCAGCGGCGCAGCGCGTCACGCTTCTTGTACTTGAGGAGCTGGTCGACGATGTATTCCGGGTTCGCTATGCGGTGAACGCAGAAGGGGCTAACCCTGTAACCGCGAGAGCGGCGCCCAGGAAAGCGAGGCACCCAAGACCGCAGCGAAGGATCAGAGGTATTAAGACGGCGTCCACAAGCCTCACATCGAACGTAGCCGGCTCTAAGGTCCAGCTTGTCAGCAAGTTCCGAGTCGATTTCTGAGAGATCGTTGATGTCACTGGAGAGCCCCGGGATGTGGATGAATTTCGGGTTGAACTGCGGGATGTTGTAGTGGTTGCACCCTTCGCACTTGAGGACGTACTCGTGCTGGTCGGATGTCTGAAACCCCGCGTGGACCCCATATCCTTCGAACGTGGGGGTCGAGAAGCTTTGTGTGATCTTGTAGTCAGAGCCCTGGAGACGTGACTGGTAGAGAGCCAGCATTTCCTGATCTGCGAGATCGATTTCGTCCTGGAAAAGCGCGTCGGCGTTGATCGAAGTGGCATCCGATTCCTTGCCCCCGGTGAAGAATCCGAATGACTGGTTGATCTGATAGAGGCCGACTGAGCGCACGGGCTTGTCGACAGATGCCATGTTGAAGACTGGCTCGTCGTTGATCAGAGGGCCGAAACGTGTCTGAGACACGCGCTTGAACATCACGTCGGTCGGCAGAGAGAAGATCGCGTTGACGGCAGTGGTTCGGGCCAGGAAACCCGCGAACTTGCGGAGCTGAACTTCGGTCAGGCCGATCTGAGAGCATTTGATCGTCCAGAGGTCCGGATGCATGTCGTCGACGATCTGCTGCTGGAACTCATAGCCAGCGAAACTGAACTGCTTCTTTCTCAGATGGGTGTTCTTGATGATCCATTCGGACATCGACATATTGATCGAATCTTCCGCAAATCGCTGGCGCAGCTGGGCTCGGAAGTCGGACAAATAGTCATTGCGATACATGTGTTTGGCTATATGGGTAGCCGAGAGTTCATTTGCAATTAGTGCGAGACATTCCCAGAAATGGAAGTCGAGAGATATTGCGTAATCTGCTTGAGTTCTTGGAACTGATGCACGGCTCGTGTAGCCAAACCTCCTCCGGTTTTCTACCTAAGCTCCAACAGACATGGAGCCCAAATGAACCCGAAATATTTTCCGAACATCAGCGAGGACCAAATCCTCCTCGTAAATCGAGTGTTGCGGAGCATCAGCGAGAACCCTGAATATCTCTCCGACGCTCAGTGCCCCTACCCTCCGCTCGTCAAGGACTTCTTCCTGAAGCAGGCTCGAGCCTCCCAGGGTGGAGTGGCTGAGGATCTCTTCGAAGGCGACCAAGTGGTGGCGATCGAGAAGCAGATCCAGAAGCTGATCAACGATCTCGAGGACTACGGGCAGAAGCTCGGCGCCGACGATAACTCTGAGAAGCTGCAGTATTTCAAGACGAAAAACTCCCTCCTCGAGAAGCTCCTGAACAACCTGGAGCGGGCCGCAAACCTCAAGCAGATCAATGAGTTCAGGTCCACAGTCATCCAGTTCATGGATGAAATCCTCACCAAAGATCAGATCACCGATTTCATGAAGCGTATCGACGGAGTGCTCACCAATGGCCGATAAGATTTTCGAAACCCACGCCCCACTCTACTGGGCCGCTGGCTTGCCAGCCATTCCCCTCGTCTTCGAGAACAAGCGCCCCGCCATCCCACGCTGGCAGATGTACTCCGACGCCTTCCCGACGAAGGAAGATCAGGCTGCATGGTTGCATGCCTTCGCAGCTGGCAACATCGGTCTGCCAATGGGTCCAGCTGCTGGCCTCGTCGCGATCGACGTCGACTCCGAGGATCCGGTAGTCCTCCAGGTTCTTGATCGCGTCCTGCCGCCGTCTCCGTGGCACCGCGTTGGTCGTAAGGGTCGGGTCCAGATCTATCGCTGGTCGGGCGAGCGTACCGCTCGTATCAAGGCCGAAGACGGCTCGATGATCTGCGAAATCCTGTCCAAGGGCACGCAGTTCGTTCTCCCGCCGTCGATCCACCCGGATACCAAGCAGCCCTACACGGCTGACGGCAATCTCTGGGAGATCGCGAAGAACGCTCCTCCCCTGCCCCTCAATTTCGAGAAGGTGCTGAAGAGCGCCCTGCAGGAAGCTGGGATCAAGGTCTCCACCGGTGGTGGCAACAAGACCGTCAACTTCGTACCGGCCGGTGCTCGCGATGCCACCATGGTGTGGCATGCCGGTCTGCTGGCTCGAGCCGTGCTCCGCGGCGAGCGTTCGCTCCTCCAGGTGATGGGTGAGATGGCTGCGTGGGTCGAGAACTATGTCGAGAAGGTGGTCGGGGATCCGCTCACGATCGACAAGGCCCAAGGGAAGGTCGTCGAGTTCCTCGTTCGCGATGTGACCGGCGAGGCTCGCAAGGCCCTGCCGCTTGGTTGGGATGAGGGTCTGACGGAAGAGGATCTTGTCAAGCTCGGCCTGACCTTCACGGACGACGACAAGAGCTGGTCGCCGCAGAAGATCATGGATTATGTCTCTCTGGAGTTCGAGCGTCATATGGACGTCCGCTCCGAAGGCCGCAGCAATGCGATCTCGGTCGCCCTGGACCGAATTGTACGGACCAACCCGCCGTTGAGCCCGATCGACGAGGCAATCCTCCTCAAGTTCATCGTCAACCATGCGAACAACGGTCTGTCCGTACCAGACCTGAAGCGTCAGCTGCAGACCCTTCGCCGTGGTGAAATCCTCGGTGAGACGCACGCCGAGCTCGCGGATGCCTGCCTGGGCTTCCTCCGCAAGTACGGTGACGTCCGCTACGACGCCAGCCACTTCTGGCAGTGGCGCGGTGCTGCCTGGGTGAAGTGCCAGGAGCAGGAGCTGCTGAAGATCATCGCGGAAAACTATGGTTCATATCCGGCCGGCAAGCGCCAGAGCGACCACAACGGTGTGCTCAAGGTCATGAAGGCCATCGCTTCGGAGCCGCTTCGCAATTCGTACGTCAAGGGTGTCAACTTCGCCAACGGCTACCTGACCGAGAACCTCGAGCTCGTTCCGCACGCTCCGGAATACGGCATGACCTACACCCTGCCCTACCGGTACACACCCGAGAAGGCCGGTCACATGCCGATGTTCGACCAGTTCCTCAATGATAGCTGGGCGACGGACGCGGATTACGGTGACAAGCTGCTGGCTCTGCAGGAGATGCTCGGTGTTTCGCTCATGGGCATGGCGCCACGTTTTCAGATGGCGTTCCTCCTGTTCGGTCAGGCGGGTGCTGGCAAGTCCGTGCTCCAGGCCATCATGCGGGGTTTGATGCCGTTTGGTTCCTCGTCGGCCATTGTGCCGTCTGACTGGTCCGACCGGTTCCTGCCGGCCGAGATGTTCGGCAAGGTCGTCAACTTCGCAGGCGAGTTGTCGGAAACGCGGCCGATTCCTGGCGACATCTTCAAGAAGGTGGTGTCGGGCGAAGAGATGCAGGTTCAGTTCAAGAACCAAAACCCCTTCGTTTTCATCCCGGAATGCGCTCACTGGTTCAACTCGAACCACCTGCCGAAGACGAGGGACAGCTCCGAGGGCTTCAATCGTCGCTGGTTGATCCTCGAGTTCAACAACCGGATCAGCCCCGACAAGCGGGTCATCGATCTGGATGCTCAGATCCTCGAGCACGAGCGCGAAGCGATCGTTGCCTGGGCGATCCAGGGCTACAAGCGCCTGGTCGATGCTGGAAACTTCACTCTTCCGACCTCGCACCTGGCTCTCGTTGATCAGATGGCGGCGGACAACAACTCGGTTCGTCACTTCCTTTCGTCGACGGGCACGGGTCTGAAGTGGGGCGCTCAGCACGAGTTCTCGCTGGCCGAGATGCACACCCAGTATTGGCAGTTCTGCATCGCGACTGGCAACTCAACTCGGGTGAACATCACGAAATTCACGAAGCTGATGAAGGAGCTGTCGGGCACGTTCCCGTTCGACATCGACATCCGCGGCAAGAACGAAATTTACTACATAGGAGTTGGAATCTGATGACTGGACTTGGAAACCTTCTGTATTTTCTTCTGATCTGGGCCGCTATTGGTGCGATCTTGAGCCTCGGAGGTGGAATTTGGCTGATTTATTGGCTTCTGACCCACGTTTCGATGACGATCTCGTAGTCGTCAGGGTCAAAAATCGACGTCCTCCAGGGCGGTTCCGACCCTCAAGCGACGGAAAAACATAGGGTTTTGGGCCTGGTTCTGGCTCAAAATCGGGTAAAATGGGCGCCTTCGGGCGCCCTTTTTCGTGTTTGAGTTCTCAGAACTCACGCGATTCTGGTCTGGATTCTGGTCCGCGGCTGGAAGTAGGAGTCCGGTCATCGAAACCGACCCGGAGCCATATGATAGCAGTCAGAAAAACGAAAAACTTCCCAGAGTTTCTCTGACCCTATTAGGGCCGAATAGTGTAATAAAATCAGATAATTACGTGGTACCCTTATGTGGTACTTCATGTAGTGACCCATTAGATTGATGACAGTTGATCGACAGATCGACGAGGCAAGTGGCCTTCGGGCCACGGGCTTGGGGCGGAGCTGTGTCTCCACTCCAAGTCTCCCCCACGGGGGAAGGTTCAACACTCTCCCCTGCGGGGGAACGGAAGGGAAAACGGAAATGGCAACGGATACGGCAATCGAGACTGTCGCAACTGCAAAGGCCGCTGGTTATCAGGCAGCTACGGTTGCCGCTCGCATCGCGGATATGGATCTCGATGCAGCGGGCAACGCTGAGAAGGCAGCATGGAAGCGTTATCTGACGCTCGCCTTGCTCGCCATGGCCAAGAACGTCGATAAGAAGAAGCTTATCGAAGCGGTCTTCGGCAGGGGCGGCAAGCCTTCGAAGAACTTCCAGAACATGTGGTCGATTGCGGCGAACGCCCGCAACACGGTCCTTGGCAATCGCGACTGGGATGACATCCGGTCCATGGCCATCGACGACGCAGTGTCGAACGTGATCCTTTCCATCAACGCCCACATGTCGCAACTGGGGGTCTCGGGCAAGAACGACTATGCGTCGGTCTGCAACCTGTCGGTCTCCGAAGCGGCCCGCTTCTTTGAGCAAAAGGCAGCGGATAAGGCAGCGGCCGATGCTGCTGCGGCAGCGGAGAAGGCCGAGAAGGCCGAGACCGACAAGACGGCCGAGACTGAGGCGCAAGCCACAGCGACGGCAACGCCCGAACGCACTGCCGCTGAGGCAGCGATCGGCGCCCTTGCTGAGGCAGGGCAGGATGACTTGATGCAGGTCGCGGCCTTCATCGTCTCCAAGATCGAGGTCGAGAACATGATCCTGATGCGGGATGCATTGGAGAACATGATCGCCAATGCGGCCCGCACGATCAACGGCCCAGCCGCCAACGCGGCCTAAGCCTCCCGGCTCCCCCACGGGGGAGCCTCCACCCCCACGGAAGCGCGGCTCACACCCGAACCGCGCCTACACCTACAACCATGCGTCGCATATCGACGCGAGAGCCAAAACCTAAAAGCGCACAGGAAGGCGTTTGGAAATGATCCGTGAAACGACGAACCCAAAGTACCACCAGCCCGCTCAACATTCGGGTCGGGTCCGGATGCTGCCTGACCGGCCAGCAGCTCAGATCTATGATGGCGACTTCGTGAGCGCCGGATCGCGGTCCATGTCCAAGGGCCAGCCTCAAGAACCATTTCGCGATCGACTGCCTCATGAGGCTCCGAGCCGCGAACCTGAGCCGCGGGACAGGCCGCTCGGGTCGAGCATGTGGATCGTGGATCAGGCTCCCGATGCACCGCTCTGGCTCATTCGTGATCGAACCACACACGAGATTTTTGCTCGGGTTCGCGGCTCACTGCCGTGGATCGTGGACCAGATGAAGCTGCTCGCCGACCAGCTCGGCGGTCAGGTTTCAGAATTATACTACCAAAGGGCGAGGGACATCTGATGTTTTTGAATACATACCAGCATGGGTACCAGGATGCCATTCGCGGCAATGGCCCATTCTATTTAGAACCGAGTGACGGGTACCAGCAGGGTTATGATGCTGGTACTCGCTACCGTGCGACCGATCGCATGATGCAGCTCATCGCTCTCGGTGCGCTGGCCATCACCATGGGTGGCGTGCTCACCACGTGGATCGCCCAGGGCGTGGCGGTGGCTGTATGACAGAGTTCTGGTATCTGGACTCTGAGGGCCGGATGCTCGGCTCATTGCAGGCATTCTCGTTTCGCGATGCCCATGCATGGCTCAGCCTGCAGGGCATTGCCTACGACAAGGTAACGAAATTCAAGCCTCGGGTCCGCAAGGGCCGCGAGCGTCGGATCGAAAAGCGTACTCGTCGGTACGGGGAGCTGGCACTGTGAAACTATACGCAATTGTGAGGGATGGCTTTCCGGCTGGTCTTAGAACCAGCCGCGAGCTATCGGACCTGAACCGGAGCCGCGAGGTTGCGGTGGAGATCCGGGGGCTGGATCGGGATCGCGGATTGTTGGTGTTGGACCAGGCTCTGGTTCGGGTCCGCAGTTGACCAGTCGGTGGTGGAGGTGTGAGTTCTAAGAACTCAGGTAAGCTCAGATGTTAGAGTTGGTCCCCTATTATATATCTCTTCTTTTTCTTTCTACTTTACTCCAGGGAAAAAAGAATAAGTTCTAAGAACTAAAGAGAGACTAGGGAAACTGGTTGCCCTCAAAAACGGGGCCGTTCAAACCACCCCTGTGGTCAAATTCGCCCTGCGGCGAGCGCTGGCACCTCCATGGTGCATTCCCTTCGACACCCTCACAAAACGCGCTGGTGACTCGCTGTGAGTCAACCAGCACGCATCTGGACCTGATCCAGATCCGCGAACCAGAACCTCGGAGAAAACCATGACTTGGAAAGCCTTCGCCCTGAGCGACGGTTATTGGTGGACCTGTATCCAGATCCGCGATCGATGGACCCCGATCTATCGAGCCGGAAAGGTAGGTCACTGTGTCCGCTTCTAACCAGATCCTGAACCGGATCCGCGAACTCCAACCCACACTCGGGATGCACCGCGCCAAAGAGATCGCCATAGCCGAGGATCTGCTCTTCCGAGCCCAGACCGCGACCACGATCCAGGATCTGAAGTCGATCCTGTGTCAGATCCTCGAACCCCAAACCAAGATCGGACCATTCGACTAATGGCATACGGTGATTACGACGGACCCAACAAGCCCGACAAGGGTAAGGAAGGCGGCAGCTGCAACCGCACACGCTGCCAGAGCGCACCAGCACTTTGGTACAACCACGGCTCGTACTCCTGGTACTGCGAAGATTGCCGCGTCCAGATCCAGTTCGACCACATGAACCTGGCTCACTGGAAGCGAGACTTCGAACCTCGCCTCGGTCATCCCATGTTCGAAACCCGCGAACAGATGAATGCAAGGAAAGCATCAGCATGATCAAGATCCAATCCGAATTCGCCATCCTCGACGTGAAGAAGGGTCGTGATGAGCTGTTCAACCACTTTGAACCTCGACCCCGAATGGGGCCGTGCCCCGAGGAGCTCCGCATCCCAATCATGATCGTCGGCTACATCGACGGGATCCACAGCAAGGATGACGGCGTCAGCCGTGAGTTCACGGTCCAGGTTGAGAGCGTGAACCCCGTGGGCTGGCAACCAATGGAAACCGCCCCTCTGGACGGTAAGCACTGCATCCTCGCGATCAAGAGCGGTCCATTCGTCTACTCAATTCAGGGTGCCTTCATGAAAGGCAAGTGGATGAACGCGGCAGACATCCAGTCAGAACCACTGTGCTGGATGCCCAACGTCAAAATCCCCGACCAATTTCTACCATGGGTGAAATCCGCATGAAGGCGATCCTGAGCCAGGACCACACCCTGACCATTTGGGGCTCGGCCATCACGCTACCGAAGGGCACCCGACTCGAACTGGTCAACCGCACTTCCTCTGGGAAGGATGGGATGTGGGCAGTCGAAAGCGTCAAGCTTCTGCAGCAGCTGACGGGCAATGCCCACGATCCAATACACCGATACTGCTTCGTACCCACGGAGCTGGCCGAAATTCAGGGACCATAGCCCTCCCTGATACGTAGAGCAGCCACGAAAGTGCTGCGCCGCAGCCCGCCGGGACTAATAGTCGGGCACCCCCGAGAAGATCCTGAGCAAGATCGAAAACTGCTCCCTCCAATCACAATCAAAGGATGACCATCGTGACGAACGCCGTCCACGAATTGCTTACCCGTGCCCAAGACCTGATCCGCGATCCTGAAGCGTGGATCCAGGGTGAGTTTGCCCTCGACTCTCAGGGCTACCTCGCCTCCCCCGAAAGTGAGCACGCCACCTGCTTCTGCAGCCTGGGCGCCCTCTTCCACGCCGAACCGACGCTCACCGACGATCGGAGGACGGCACGTTCGATACTGAACCGCGCCTCCAAGCTGGTGGCCGGCTTCGAGATCACTGTCCCCAATTTCAACGACAATCATACCCACGAGGTAGTGATGGCGATGTGGGACAAGGCAAGGGAGCTCGCACTCGCATGACCACCGACGTCTACAATCTCCTGACCGCAGCTCAGGACATCATCCGCGATCCAGAACACTGGACCCAGGGCACTTACGCTCGAACCGAGGGCGGACACCCCTGCGGAGCTGAAGAAGGTTTCTGCTTCTGCTCGATCGGCGCTCTGATCAAAGCAGCTGACGGTGACGATCTAGTGCGACAACAGGGACGGCTGTTCCTCTACCGCGCCGTCAACTTGATCTCCGGTGAGATGGGTATCGCTGGGTTCAACGATCACAACACCCATGAGGAAGTCATGGCTGCTTGGGACAAGGCTAGGGAGCTCGCACTCGCATGAGGGTCACAATCGAACAAACCAGCAGGGGTCCAGTGACCCTTGCTCATGACCCCGTGTCCAAAGTGCTCTCGAGCTTCCCGGGCGTGTTGAGCCCTCAGGAAGTTGAGAAGCAGATCAACATCATGAAGGCGATCGACGCCCAGCAGAAGAAGGCCGGCAATGAAAACCGCATATGAGATCCTGACTGAAGCCCAAGACCTGATCCGCGACCCCGCTCACTGGACGCAGCAGGTCTACGCTCGCAACCCCGAGGGCTTCGAGCGTAACGCCACTGACTCCGACGCCACCTGCTTCTGCAGCCTGGGCGCCCTCCATAGGGTGCTCCAGCCCAGCGTATTCTCGACCACGGATGTACTCGACATGTTTTACGAGACGCGCCGCTACCTCACCGACGCGACATCGGAGAGCTCACGTTTCAATTACATCCACGAGTTCAACGATGAGCACACTCATGAGCAAGTCATGGCCGTGTGGGACAAGGCAAGGGAGCTCGCCCGTGCAAACCACGTTTGAGCTCCTCCACGCCGCCCAGGATCTGATCCGCGATCCGAAGAATTGGATCCAGGGCATGGCCGCAGTCGACGACCAGGGTCTCCCAGTCACCATCAAACGAGCCACCTGCTTCTGCTCCGTCGGCGCCCTGCACAGGGCGGACCAGGGTTACTCCTACCTCCCCGCGATCGACATCCTCGATAAGCTGGCAGGCGGCAGCATCATCGCTTTCAATGACACCCACACCCACGCCGAGGTCATCGACCTGTGGGACCGCGCGAAGGAAATCGCCAGTGCAATCTAATCTTGAAATCCTGACCGCTGCCCAGGAGCTGATCCGCAATCCGGCACATTGGGCCAAGGGTGACTTCGCATTCGACGACAATGGAGGTGCAGTCGATCCAACCAGTTCGGAAGCCATCTGCTTCTGCGCCCTCGGCGCGATCGGCCATGTACTCGGCCATGTGCCTGATGATCACGACACCTTCGACTTGCTCGGCCGCGCCCTCAATGATCACCGAGTTGGAGCGGTGCCCGAGTTCAACGACCAACCGGTCACGACCCACGCCGAGGTGATGGCGATGTTCGACAAAGCAAGGGAGCTCGCCCGTGCAACAGCTGCCTAGCGCCCGCAACAATCGTCACCAGCACTTCGAGAACCTGAACGAATACAACAAGTTCTGTTTCCCGGCCGAACAGATGCTCGGCCGGTTCTGGATGATCGACAGGGATATCTTCGACGAGTTCCTCGAGATGCTCCCTCCCGCCTACTGCGTCGGCGGCTTCCGCATGATCGAGATGCTGACCGGCGACATCGCCGCCACATACGTGAAGATCGGTGACCACTATTGGTGTGGGTACACGAGCTTCAAGAAGACCACCCCTCACACGCTGATCAAGCACATCGAAGAGGAATGCTCGAATGAAGCTCACCTTCAACACTAAGCGCCTCTACACCGCAGAGGGCCAGGTCATCACCGCGATCCACGATCCGGAGGTGAACAAGGTCCACTTCGCGGACTGGAGCCGGATGTGCAACGGCACAATCGACGGACCACTCCTCGGCCGCTTCAACACTCAGCGCGAGTTCGCTGAATTCGTGATGCGGAAGTACGACCGCAATCAGTATCAGAACACTCGGGAAGCCTACGAGATGCTGATGATGAACCGCCGGCCTGACACCGAACCTGTGGTGATCCAGCTCTAGCGAGGCAGCTGACCCAGGATCCACTTGTTCCCCTCGCGATTGCCACAGCCAATGCACCGCAATCGCGAGGTGAGTGATCCGAGGTAAGCCCCCTGCCCCCACTTTTTGGCCAGCTCCCATCTCAAGAGCCACGCCTCACGCTCGCACTTCGGGCAGTAACCGCCCAGTGCATGCCACTCCGGAATATCGTCAAACGTCGTGTGAACTGGGTCCATCAATGGCCCCAGGTAAAGGATCTCGCCTGCCTTTGGGCGGATCAGATCTACGCCTCGACGATGTTTCATCGTTCTTATTTCGTTCACGCTAACGGAAGAGTCAATATGTTCGAACTCTCGGACTTCAAACGCGGAGACCGCATCCGCATCCACCCTGCATCCGATTGGTTCATGCGAGGCGAGACCCATGCCCGCGTGACCGTCCGCAAGTACCTCACCGTCAAAGGCGAGCGCAGCGACAAATCATTCAAGCTGCACGTCGACCACGTTCTGGAGATCAAATGACCAGCTGGAAACTCGTTCCCCTCGAGCCCACACTCGACATGGCGAAGGCCGCAATCGACTTGGATCCCAAGTCGGATCTGGACGCCAAGTATCGAGCAATGGTCCAGGCTGCTCCGAACCCGCCTCCCCTGCAGGGGATGCCGCCGACCCAAGATCGACGGCCTTATGATGAAGAGACCTACCCAGGGTACCTGGATGGCAATCGGGATTGGGCAGGATACAACGACGAGGCGGTTACCTGGCTGGCAGACAACCACGCTCAAATCCGAGCCAGCTTCCAGCTGATCGAGCAGATGGCCGGCGCCCTCAACTTCATCCTCGCGTTCTACGAACCACAGAACTACCTCGACACCAACGCTTGGACACAAGCCGAGGCTGGTGGTCGTCGAGCCCTCAAGGCTGCGAAGGACGCTGGCTATTTCGGCGGGAACGCTTCTCAGGCCGCTCCTGAATGTACTCCTCACGAACCATGAGCATCTCCGCAGCATTGGCTGCGGCGACGAACGCGGCTCTAGCCTGCTCTGGATCTCGGACCCCTTCCATAGCCTCCAGACACATCGTCTGTGCCCTTATCCACTCCTTGCCGCGGCAATCATCAGGCCAGCGGTAGAGCAAGCTGTAGGCCAAATCCTCCAGCGTGGAATGCCGGCGCATACTGATGCCCCGGCGCTTTTCGATGCAAACCAGCACCTCTCGAACGGACAGTCTCTCGAACATTAGCCACCTCTGAAACGAATCAGTGGTGACCATGCGAGGCAATGTCAAGAAAAAAGGAAAGCTCATGGATGAGCACCCTGACGACCTCCCCTACCCCAATGACCTCGACGAGTTCGACGAGGTCGACATCAACGAAGTTCTCCGGAGCCTGAACTCATGAACACACCTCTCGAAGTCCTCACCACCGGCCGCGAACTGCTCGCGGATCCGAAGAACTGGACGCAGCGAACCCTTGCCCGCAACAAGGCAGGCGAATCTGTCGAGCATCCCTGGGATCCAAAGGCCACGTGCTTCTGCTCGATCGGCGCGGTTCACAAGGTGCTGGGTCGGTACCAACTCGACCTGAAGTTCGAGGTCAAAAGACTTCTGGACCGTGTCGCAGGCGGATGGATGGTGAGTTTCAACGATAAGCACACTCACGCCGAAGTTCTCGAGGCTTGGGACAAGGCGATCGAGCTGGCCAAATCCGATGCACGTCACCAGTGATGGCTCCGCGTATGGCAAGATAAATCCCGGTCTCCTTGCCGAGACGCACAAGCAACAGAGCCTCTTCAACACTGAGATGCTCAAGTATCGGGTCCGCGACAGCCGACCGCAGATTGCGATCAGCTTCCACACCAAGACCAACATGCCGGCCGTGTTCCTTGCCGCCGGCACGTACCCCGGCCTCGCGAGCGTCGAGGTTCACTCCGCATCCTTCGTCACCGTCTACGTCCCGTACCGATCGGAAGACGACGTCAAGACCATGCGAGCTCACTTCCGCGAGCTCTGGCAGATGACTACCACTCTCTAAAGGCGAAATCGTTATGATTGCTTCTCCTGCTGTGAAACCAGCGGGCGGCTTTGTGCTGCCTCCAGATACCGAACGTTGGGACGACCTCGTCTCCGTGAGCATGCCTCATGGGGAGCTACTGTCCGACGCGGCCTTCGGAATTGAGACCCGATATCGATCGGTCATCATGTTGACCACGGATGGCGAACTGGAGCTCCAGGGCACGACCTACGTCGGTCTCAAGGAAGTGTCGTCGCTGAACAGCGACTTCTGCCAGAAGATTCACGTGCTCCGTCCGCCAAAGGACGGAGGCCTGCAGTTCCATGAGGAAGAAGTCGCCACGACGTTCGAGGGGAACCCGTGGCTCCGGCACCACTGGTTCCGCGAGAACTTCCTCCGCTGGGTCGAGCTCCTGCCACGGCCGAGCGAGACGGTGCCAGGTGCGGTCGCCTACTTCCAGAACCTGGATAAGCGGGCACGCAACATCCGCACCCCAATCAAGCCGGGACGCTTTCTCAAGAAATTCTTCGGGGACATTCTTTCCGAAACTGAGATCCATGAGCTGGCCCACGAGTGGGGCAACTGGACTGATCTCAAGACGCTGAGGATCACCCAGGACGCCGACGAGATCGAGCAGATCTACAAGGCTCGCCACTTCGGCTCCTGCATGTGGTTCTCGGACGACAGCTATGACGGCCCGTGCCACCCTGCCCGTGTCTACGCTGGACCAGACCTGGCCGTCGCTTACATCGGCTCGATCGAGCAGCCCCTCGCCCGTTCCGTTGTATGGCCCGAGAAGAAGTTTCACACCTCGATCTATGGTGATGAGTCTCGCATGGAAGCGGCGCTCCAGGCTGCTGGCTATCGTGAGCCACTGAGCTCCAGCTGGCGTGGAGCCAGGATCCAAAAGATCGAGGCGAAGGACGACCGGTTCGTCCTCCCCTACTTCGATTTCTGTGATGGCGTCGACGACTACGGTGATCACTTCCGCATCGGGAGCGACATCTGCCACGACGGCACAACCGGTCTCAGCGAGGAAATCGAGCGTAGGCGGTGTGACGACTGCAACGCTCGGATAGATGAGGACGAGGACTACTACATCTCGTACAGCGAAACGCGGGTCTGCGAGCATTGCTACTCAAGGGGTTACTTCTTCTGCGAAGGTTCGCAAGAGGATTACCCTGACCATCGCTTGGCGAAAACCGAGACAGACGAAAACTACTCACTGGATCACGTCGAGTACAACAGCGACTGGTTCAAGTGCGAGGGCACTAACACCTGGCACAAGAAGGCTGAGACCGAATACGTCGTGGACATCAACGAGGACCACTATACTACAGAGTACGCCGCAGAGCACGGCTACTTCTGTGAGTATAGCGAAGAATGGTTCGTCAACGAAGACGAAGACCAGCAAGTAAAACTCGACAATCACACATCGGTAAACATGAAATCCTTCCACAACCGGGAGGACTTCGAGGAATACCTGCGTGACATCGGGGCCTGCGTCAAAACCCCGCCGGACCCGAACCAACTCGAACTCCCAATTCAGGAAGCCGCATAATGATGGATACCCTCATCGACATGTTCTCGTATCAGCGCCCCTCCGGTGGCGTGACCGAGAAACTCTTCGTCAACAAGTACCTGAAGGGGTTCAGAAAGGACGCCTATGGCAACATGGTGCGGACGATCGGTGACAAGCCGCGGATCCTGTTCTCCAGCCACATGGACACGGTCCACCGCTTCGATGGCAGGAACCAGTCGCTAAAGTTCGACGGCCAGTTCCTGACGCAGACCGACGCAAACTGCCTCGGCGCCGACGACACTGCCGGCGTCTTCCTGATGCTCGAGATGGCCAAGGCTGGGATCGAGGGCGTCTACGTTATCCACTTCGGTGAGGAGATGGGATGCCAGGGCTCGCGAGCGTTGGCCAAGGACAACCCGGAGTTCTTCGAACACATCGACATTGCGATCGCCTTCGACCGCATGGGTTATGACGACATCATCACCCACCAGTGCGGCCGGCGGACAGCCTCCGATGCCTTCGCTCTGTCCCTCGCGGCCGAGCTCGGCGGTAGCTACCAGCCCTCCGACGAAGGTGTCTACACGGACACCAACGAGTACCCCCACCTGGTCGCGGAATGCACCAACGTGTCGGTCGGCTACTTCCACCAGCACCACAAGGACGAGAAGCAGGACATCCCGTTCCTGCTGGCGCTCCGCGAAGCTCTGCTCCAGGTGCGGTGGGAGAACCTGGTCGTCGAGCGGGATCCGAAGGAAGAAGTCGACCACCGCTACGCCCCTCGTCGTCAACGCGAACCGGCTGATCTCAGCATGAACGACCTCGTCTATGAGTACCCCGAGCTCGCAGCTGAACTGCTGCTCGCCATGGGCATGACGGCGGACGACTTCCTCATCTCGGTCGAGGAGCAATACGGGGTGGCGGCTTAGCCTCCTCCCTCCCTTTCCACGAAATACTTAGGAGTTACTGTCAGTGAATATTCAGAACCTGACAATACTTGCGAACCATCTCGACCACGTTCCACAGCCAGCCTTCGCCATGGACTCGTTTGCCCGCGACGAACACGGCGATCGGCTCGACCCCCCGGCTCACGAGTGTGCGACGGTCGCGTGCGCCGTTGGCCATGGACCAGGAGCAGGCCTGCCTGTCGGTGATGCCCAGTCTTGGGGAGAATATGCGATCGACACCTTTGGACTGCTGCCTGGGAGCCCCGAGTTCTCCTGGTGCTTCAGCGGCGGCTGGTACTGGAGAGACGACACACCCGCCGGCGCCGCCAAGCGGATCCGCCATCTTATCTACCACGGGCTCCCGGCCGACGCTGACGACCAGCTGGAAGGTCATGCCCCGTACATTTTCGGAGCAGTGCATTGAAATACATCATCCTGGCCCGCGACGGCTGCGATTACTGCGAGATGGCCAAGGCCATGCTCCCCGACGCGATCGTCCTCTCGGATTTCACGGCGCAGCTGATCGTCAAGGAAGGTGGCTTCGGCACTTTTCCCCAGATCTTCCACAATGGCAAACACATTGGAGGCTACACTGAGCTCCTCAGCTACCGACCCTAAGACCTATCGCCTCGGCTCAAATCACGCCGTCTATGCTCCAGGTATCGTGAACTGGGCAATGAGCGGCTACTGGAACAAGCCCGACCGCAAGACGCTCGAGAAAATCATCTCGGACGGCTGGAAGATCCCAGTCGAAGCGGCTCGGGCTTTGCTCAGCAAGGCCGTGAAGTACGAGCTCGACGGCGAGACCGTGGTGTTCACGGTATGAACCCAGAAGAGAAACAGTGGTTCTCTCGGCTGCGTCGAATACTTCGGAACATGCCCACAACGGTCGAGATTCAAGTTCACCAGAATTTCATCCAAATGAATCGCGCGGGTGCCCGCTCAGAAACTTTCGAGCTGATCGGTCATGTCGACAATGTCGAAAGCCTGGATGAGTTCAGCACGGAAAGGGTCTACCCTTGCAGCGAGAGTATATGACGCATGAGCGTTAACGCACGTCAACGCGGACTGACCGCCGGACATCGCGGTCAGCCCTACTCCTCGAACCCCTACCCTCGCGGAACGGTGGAGCACCTGGCTTGGAGCCAGGGGCGCAACGATGCGAGGGTTACAAGCATCATGATGCGTCAACGTTGACGCAGAAGGAGAGTTAGTGAAAATCAAGAGTATCATCGGTCCTGAACCCGTTCATAAGCCCGAGTATCCTACCGCGTGGGTCATCGACTACGACGGCGTCACCGAAATCCGCGAGGTCACCGAGAACCTCGGCACCTACGGCATCACTTGGTATGAAGTCTACGCTAGCGACAAGCTGATCGCGAAGATGAACGCCAGCTACGTGGCCGAAGTTCGGTACGCTACATAATGCGTCAACGTCAACGTACTCTGACGCAGACGCTTCATGAACCATTATGATGCACGTTAACGTCTCGTAAAGCGTTCCGCCGCATCATGACGCTACAACGTTCATCAGGAAGGACGCACATGCCTGTTATCGCCGTAGCGAACCCCAAGGGTGGGGCAGGGAAGTCGACCACGACCCTCGTTCTCGCCACCACACTGGCCGCTCAGGGCGCCACCACCATCATCCTCGACTGTGATCCGAACCAACCAATCACCGGCTGGCGTAGTGGATCCTCGAAGAACACCGTGATCGTCGACGGCGACGTGAACGAAAGCAACATCACTTCCAAGCTCGACGAGTACCGGAAGAAATTCCAGTTCGTCTTCGTCGATCTTGAAGGTGTAGCCAGCCGCCTGATGTCCCGAGCACTCGCACGAGCCCAGATGGTGGTTATCCCCATCCAGGCCAGCCCCACCGACGCCGAGCTCGCCGCCAAGGCCATCCGCCTGATCCAGGAAGAGGAGCAGGCATTTGAGAAGCGGATCCCGTACCAGATCCTGTTCACTCGAACCTCGCCGGTCATTGCCACCAAGCTTGAGAAAGCGATCCTGGCGCAGCTGAGGGGAGGGGAGGTGCCTTCCTTCAACAATCACTTGAACGAGCGTGCCGCCTACAAGTCGATGTTCTTCCACCAGCTCGATCTAAACGAGCTTGACGAGGGAGAGGTCAACGGCGTGCCCCAGGCCCGCGAGAACGCCCTGCGCCTCGCTGAGGAGCTGGTCAACCTCGTGGTCCAGAAGAAAGAAGCAGCATGACCGGGAAGAACTTGGGCTTTAGTGCCCTCAGCGCAATCAAGCCGGATGTCGACGACGAACCAAAAGTTCCCGATCGCAAGATCGACGAAGTGGCTGAGAAGCACGGTTTTGTTTCACGCGAGCCGATTCAGAAGGTGGTCCGCCGCAAGGAAGCCGAACCTTCCGCCAACCTCAACATCCGTCCGCCGATCTCCACCTACAACCGGTTTGTGACCTGGGCGATGGAGCAGCGGCTCTCGTACCCCGAGGCTCTCAAGGAGCTCATGGACCGAGCGAACATTTAACGCATCTGCGTCAACGCACGTCATTCAATCAAGCCCTGGCCACCGCCGGGGCTTTTTCTTTTGGAGATACCATGTACGACCCCACACCCCTTGTCGAACAAGGGGCACTCTTTGTCATCAACCATAGTGGTGGCAAGGACAGCCAAGCGATGACCGCGGTGCTCCGCGCCATGATCCCCGATGAACAGCTGTTGGTGATCCACGCCAGCCTCGGGGAGGTGGAGTGGCCAGGTGTGATCGACCACATCAAGGCGACGACCGAGGGCCTGCCGCTGATCGTCTGCAAGAACGAAAACAAGACGTTCTTGGAGATGGTCGAGCGTCGAGGCATGTTCCCGTCGCCGCAGCAGCGGCAATGCACGAGCGACCTGAAGCGGGATCCGATCAACCGCGAGATCCGCCGCTACCTCCGCGAAAATCCACACTTCGGCGGTCACGTCGTCAACTGCATGGGGCTGCGAGCCGAAGAGAGCTCGAACCGTGCTAAGGCGACCCCGATCAAGCTCAGCCTGCGCCACAGCATCGCCGGCCGCACATGGTGGGATTGGCTCCCGATCCACAAGATGACGCTCGACGAAGTATGGGAGACGATCGAGGACGCCGGTCAGAAGCCGCACTTCGCTTACTCCCTCGGCATGACCCGTTTGTCCTGCATCTTCTGCATCATGGCCAGCGATGGTGACCTGACGATCGCCGCCAAGCACAACCCCCAAATGTTCGCCCGCTACTCGGAGCTCGAGCAGCGCCTCGGCCGAACCATGATGATGCCTCGCAAGGGCGTCCCTCGAACCCTGGCCGAAATCACCGGCCTCACTCCGGAGCTTGCAGCATGAATCTCTACTACCTCTGCGGTCGCGACGACAACGGCGAGGATTACACGCTCCACGTCCGCGCCCCGAACATGCACCAGGCTCACGGCATGTGGCTCGCCCACTGGTTCGAGGAGTGCCCTGAAGACGCGATCTACAGCGGCCAATTGGTCTCTGGAACGCCAGCTGCGAAGGCTGAAGACAAGCTCTTGGTCTACGAACTCATCTTCGATCCGAACGAGCTCGGGGTGATCGAGTGGGGCAGGGATGCTATCATCGTGGGGCATGTCGAACCATGACCAACGTCTATTCGATCGACGTGAAAGTTTGGGCGACGGCTTACATCCGAGCGGCCACGCCGGAAGAGGCAGTCGAGAAGCTCCGCAAGCTCAGATATGAATGCCTGCAGATGCCAGTCGACGAGTTCGAAGTGGGCGAGGACCGTGTACCGGTCAGTGAACGCAGCTTCGACGATCCAGAGCTTCCGGAGCTGAGCCTAGCCACAAATATGTCGGTGGACAGTGAGTACATCGACAGCGTGGCTCCGGATGAGCTAGAACTGTCACATGAGTCTTTGGGGGCCGAAGCAGACGCATCCTGCCAGGTGCATCAGGAGAATGGTTCTCCTGACTGGGCATAGCCTGGTCCTCAAACTGGAGTTGAGCGATGTGGTTCTTACCCATCAACCTCACTCTTACGATACGAAAAACCCGCACAGGCTGGCAGGCTGATGTGCGGGTCGTCTTCGTAATCTAAGAGCGGGGGGCAGGATTTCGGTCCTGTCCCTTGCTCCAGCAATATAATCAACGTTCACAGCCCTGGCAACCGCCGGGGCTTTTTGTTTTGGAGCCGAAAATGGAACTAAACCAGGCAGCAATTGAAAAGGCAATCGTTGAAAGCGCGGTGGAGCGCCTTCTCGAAAATCGCGACTACACTCGCCAGATCGACGTCGAGTTCAAATCCCGCATCGACACTCTCTTCAAAGAACAGGCCGAAGTGCGGATCCGTGCAGCAATCGACCAGGCGGTCGAAGATGGATTCGACCGTGAGTACCGGCGTGTCGATTCCTGGGGCCAACCACAGGGGGAGGCCACGACGATCCGGAAGCAGCTCGAAGACGCCGTCTCTGGTTACTGGGAGAAGAAGGTAGACAGTAACGGCAAGGAGACCAAAGACTCCTACAGTTCAGCCATGACCCGCGCTCAATACGTGATGCTCAAGGCTTGCGGTGAGGATTTCTCCAAACTTCTCAAAGCCGAAGCTGTCACAGTGACCGCCCACCTCAAGGATGGTCTCCGTGCTCAACTCCGAGACTTCGTCGACAAGGCACTCAAGGACTTGTTCCATGTCAGGAGCCAGCAGGATCAGGCTGAAGGTCGGCATTATGGCTAACACCTTCATCGACACGCTCGAATTGAGCGTTCGAGCCGGTAACTTGCTGCGGAACAATGGTATTTCGACCGCTGAGCAGTTCCTGACAATTACCTGGCCTCTCGTGAAGAGTTGGAAGGGTGGCGGACAGCGAACCTGGTTCGAAATTCTCGATCTGCAGAAGATGGTTCATCGCGAGATCAAACGCGAGGAACAGCAGCGGCGCCGGGAAACACTACCGGGGAGGGCGCTCATTGCCCTCCGCGCCATTAACGAACTCCTTCCCGAGCTGACCGAGAAGGGTTGGTTCGTTCGCCAGGACAGCAGGAACGGAAAGTACCGACTGGGTCGGTACGTTGTGACGGAGGATCTCGATGGGTGAAATGGCCGACGAAATGATCGACCGGATGATCTTCGGCGTGGCCCATGACCACCGCCGCAGCCGGCGACGACCGACCTATCAATCTGGAAGCGGCGACTTCATGTGGAGATCGGCCGAGGGCCTGATCAACATGTACGACATGACGCCCGAGCATCGCGCTAACGCGATCGAGGTCTGCCGACGCAAGGGCAATTCCGGAAAATTGAAACAGCTGGAGCAGGTCCAGCGAGAAATGAGAAAGGCACGACCCCAAGACTTCGCAGAAGACATTCCCATCTAGGCCCGCCCCGAGCGGGCTTTTTTTTGCCCGAGTTCTCAGAACTCCCGCCGATCACGGATTGTCCCCCAACATGGGGACCAACTACCAAAATCACGCAACTTCATCAGGAGATCCCATGAAGAAATTTTTCCTCGGCGCCATAGCGGCGCTGCTCATTTCTGTGCCTGCTCATGCCGCAACCATCCGCCTCTGCACTGGCGCCGCGGATCAACCCTACGCCGCAGCTGGCGAACTCATCAAGGACGAAGCCAAGGGGAACGGCCTGGATGTCGAAGTCGTTAAAGATACTGGTGGTAGCTGGGGCAACGTCCAGCTCTCTCTCCAAGGCAAGTGCGATGCAATTATCGCCCAGCCCGATGCTCTTGCTTACCTCAAGCGAACCGAGCCGGCCAACGCCGCCAAGTTCCTGCCGATCGCTGACCTTCACCGTGAATATGCAACCGCAGTCTGCGGAAAAAATTCTGGCATTACTGACATCGGGGGTCTCGAAAACGACGCGACCAAGTATTCGATCGCTCTTGGCGAGCGTGGCTCGGGCGCCTGGTTGATTTGGCAGAACTTCATCTCGGAGGACAGCGACTACTCTGGCGTCCGCCCCACTGCCGAAAGTGGTGATGATGCACTCTCGGCCGTCGCCAACGACCAGACGACGTGCGCACTGGTACCGGCTGCTCTCATCAACTCCGTAATGCGGTCGGCCGACGAGCTTTACAGCGACAACTTGGTCCTCGTCGGTGTCAACGACAAGGACTTCGACGACGCTCCGGATAGTCAGGGCAAGCCGCTCTACACCTACAGCAAGATCCCCTCGGGCACCTACCCGAAGCTGCAGGGCTGGTTCAGCGGCAAGTCGACCATCTCTTGGCTCGCCAAGGTCTACGTCAACAAGGACACGCTATCTGACGCCAATGTCCGCAAGACACTGATCCGGTCGGTCATGAAGGCTCGCCAGAACGTCGTCTCCAACTTCGGCTCCTAACAACCGTCTCTGCGATGGGCTCCCCCGTGGGGGAGCCCCTCATGGAGCCCGTTGGCTCAGAAGGGTAACTCATGATTTTCGCAATCATCAACAATCTGCCTGAGCTGGCGCTCGGGCTGTGCTGGACCAGCATGGTCTGGATCCTCCGTGGCAAGTGGGATCGACGCAAGTCGTTCCTAAAGTTCTAAAACCCAACATCATCAAGGAGATAAATATGTTTGGTATTCTGAAGAAAGTCGCTGGCGCTGCAACCAAGGAAGTCAAGGCTGAGTACGGCCAGAACAAGGACTTCCTCGAAGCGGTTCTCGCTGCATCTGCCCTCGTCGCCGCAGCTGATGGCGAAATCGAAGAGTCCGAGCGCCGTAAGGTGATCTCGATCATCTCGAACCACCCGACACTGTCCAAGCTCTACTCGACGCAGGTCATCGAGTCGACGGCCGAGACCATGTTCAAGCGTGCGAAGGACGCCTCCGGTCGCCAGATGCTGGCCCGCGAGCTCGACGACGTGAAGGGCAAGACGGATGGCGCCCAGATGGCAGAAGACGCCTACCTGATCGCTCTCGACATCGCCAACTCGGACGGCGAACAGGAACCGGCGGAAGCCGATATCCTGAAGAAGCTCGCTGCCCGTCTCGGCGTCGACGCTGCCAAGTTCGAGTTCTGATCCTCCCAAAATCAGAATGACCGCAGAGGCCACCCCATCCGGGTGGCCTTTTTCTTTTAGCGAGGAGCTCCCATGAAAATCACCGTCTGGAATGTCATCAGCTACAATGATTGGGTCGGCTTCACGACCAACACGTTCACCAAGAAGTCCGAAGCGGAAGCCGAGTTTCGCAGCCGTGTAGAGAGCGATTGGGAGAACCACAAATCGGAACCATTCCCAGCCTCCGTCGATGAGGCTTACGCCGCGCTCCTCGAGCTCGACGACTACAAAGATCAGCACTCGCTCGAGGACGTCGAGCTGGACTTCACGTCTGCAAGGGTTTCCCGACGAGAAATGTTCTCACCCCTCGAAATGGAGGCGGCGCTCTGCTCCTGGGAGTGGATGTTCGAGAACCCGAAACACAAGATCTTCCACGGCGTCTGGGAAGGCCTCGGCTACGCCGCTATGCGGATGTGCTCGCAGCAGGCCGGCACGATCGTGCTCGCCGTCCACGATCGGATGACTGAGCTCGATTACGAGTTCGTGGAGGCATACGACTGGGAGTTCGTCCCGGCGGTTCTCATTCGTCTCGACTGGAAGAAGCTCGCCATGGACAACCAATATGCCGGCGAGGCCTACCAGCCAGACATCGACGCGATCTTCCAGGACATGCTCACGAGCGACCCTGATCGGTTCGAGCACAACGATCCTCGCACGACCTGGCTGAACCAGGCCCGCGCCGCTGCGAAGCGTCTCTGGGGCTATCCTGAGCTCCTGAACGAACACCCCGAACTTTTCGAGTCTGCATTCGAGGAAGGGCAGAAGGCTGCCGATTTCGTCGAAGAGCTCGGCAAGGATCTCAACCTCACCTCCGTCAAAGATTGGAACGGCCACTAATGACCCAACTACAACTCGGCTTCGCCTCATTCCAGGATGGCACGTTCGAGCTGATCGTCAGTGATCAGAAAAATTATAAGGAAATCACGCTCAAGGGCTCGATGGAAGGCAACCCTTCGCTCGAGGAAATCGACGCGATCCTTCCTACCTGCGTCTTCGTAAACGCCGAAAGTCCGGAACTACCCAGCGGCTGGTGCCGGATGTTGCTCGAGGCGAATGCGAGCCTGACACGCGAGGATGGTTTCATCAACGACGAAGCAGACGGCTACTTACTCGAGGCCGTCGATCAGATCGCGGATCCTGCCCAGGACGACGACTGCACGCTTTACCTCTTCACCCAGTCCCAGCTGCTCAAGCTGATGCGGACGATCACTCAGAAGGAGACAGCATGAGCCGCACATACCGCAAGGGTGACATCGTCACCATCCGCGCCGTCGTCGAGCGACATTACGACGCCGAGGTCAACCACATTGGTGGCCAGGTCTCGATCAAGGTCGAAGACCATCACCAGACGATCTTCGTGAAGCCTGAGCAGCTCACGATCCAGATCCCGTTCTTCGCTCCAGGTGAGCGAGTCCAGAAGATCAACAGCGGTCGAACGCCGATCAGGGGCACCGTCGTCGCGAACAGCGAGGACTCTGTCTGGGTCAAGTTCGACACCGGCAAGCACGGCACGGTTCCAGCGAACGAGCTCGAGGCGCTCGAGGGGAGGGGCCTCGATGTGGCTGCGGCTTGATGATGCCGAGCGACTCCTCGTGCTCGAAGGGCTCGCTCAATTACCAGGGGCTGACGTTGGAGCACTCATCGAACGTCTTAACGAGCCACCTGATCCTGATACCGCGGCCTTCGCCGCAGCTGTCAAGACCGATGATGAGCTCGAGGTCGACGTCGACACGGTCATCTCTCGCGGCGACGACGGCGCTTTCGTCATGGCATGGGTCTACGTGACCAACGAAGAGGCCGGTGTAGAAACTCCGGAAGAGGAACACGACAATTGATTACCGGACACACCCTTATTGAATGGGGCTTCCCGAAAGGACCTGCGTTCGCTGAGGCACTCGCGTCTGCTCAGTTCATGGAGAGACAAGGTCGAGGGTTCGAGGATATCAAGTTCATAATCATGGCTCAGGCGCCGAAGACGCCCCCTGAGCTCATCCTGCGGACCAATTCCATCCCGTTCGGCCAGTTCATCGAACCGGAGACTGACGACGAGCTCCTGAACACGACCTCGGTCCTGACCCACATGGACGCGCTCGTGCGGACCCCGACGATCGAGCGTGCGGCAGTGATGCCTGACGCTTGCCCCTCGGGCTCGGCTCTCGGCACGATCCCCGTGGGCGGCGTCGTCGCAACGAAGGGCGCGATCCATCCTGGCTTCCACTCGGCAGACATCTGCTGCTCGATGTTCATCTCGGTGTTCAAGCGCCAGGAAGACGTCAGCAAGGTGCTCGATGCGGCTATGAGGGTCACTCACTTCGGCCCTGGTGGACGCCCATCACCGATCCGGTGGAACGACGAGCTCAACAAGCTGGCTGGTGCCTTCGACCGCAACCCATTCCTGAAGGGCCTCGAGCAGTTCGCTCTGAACCATTTCATGACCCAGGGCGATGGTAACCACTTCCTCTTCGTCGGCCGGCTTCAGTCGACGGGCGAGCTCGCTGTCGTCACCCACCACGGCTCCCGCGGTCTCGGCGCCCAGCTCTACAAGCGGGGTAAGGCGGCAGCTGAACGGCATACAAAGATCCACGCTCCTCGGGTACCGGCACACAACGCTTGGCTCCCCGCCGACACCCAGGTCGGTGACGATTACTGGGCAGCTCTGCAGTCGATCCGTCAGTGGACGAAGATGAACCACTTCGCAATCCACCGCGAGCTCGGCCTGGAGATCGGTAACGCGATCCAGGACCAGT